AGATTCAGACCGGTGCTATCAAGTTTGAGGGTGACAAAACTCGCGAGCGGATGATGCGCTGGATGGAAGCCAATTGCGATTGGTCGATGATTCTCGACTTCCCAACTGGCGGTATTCAGATTGGTAATATTGACCAACATCTACAGCGACTTGAAAGTCCTTTAGATCCCAATATTGTGGATTCAGGAAACAAGGATGCTCTGGATGACCTGATTATCAAAAATGGCGGAAACATCAACAATAAGAACGATCGTCTGTTCTATGCCTGTATGCTTCAGACTCTAATCAATAACGATTACTTTGTGAAGAACAGGGTCCCTGGTGCTACTAAGTTTTTAAATGTGGTTCAGGGACGAAACGCCAGCGAGTCAAAAATATGGTATGAGAATGTCAAGCACTATCCCTTTGAGGGTTGGTCTCTTGCGTCTCATCACAAAGAGAACTTTGAGATGTCCCTGGGTCGAATCATTAATATGAGAGATGACGGAGTCCTACAGGATCGTGACTGGATGCACTTCTTGGGTGTTGGTAAGTTCCAACATGGTTGTGTCTACACGACCATTCAGAGACAAGTTCGTGAACAGATTAACCCCAATTTCACTATCTCGTATGACGTGAGCTCACCCTTTACTCTAGCTGCTTATGGTAAAGTTTTCCTTGGCTACAACTTGAACAAAGACAGCTGGAGTATTCAGGGTGAGAAACTAGACGGTCGAAATTATCTCCCAACCAACACCTATATAGACGATGAGGGTGTTGAGCAGATTGGTTATGAGATGATTTCAACAGGCAAGGATCGCATCAAGTATTTGCTTGATGACAACGGCAATAAGATTCCTCTACCCAAGAAGGGAAAAGACGCTGATCGTCCATTCCTCGATGTGCTGGAAGAGATGTTTCATGAACGTCTAGACGGAGTTGATGGCTCTAGGTTTGTTAGAACTCAGATTGGTGAGCAGCTCAAGATGGGCGACATCTGTGTTAACGTGGATCCAAAGTTTACTTCAACGTGGGACGTAGTCACCTATGCGATGTTGATGAACCATAATGTCCAGGTTCACCTCGAGGGGGTTTACGAATCGCAGGATCTATATGACAAGGGCGACCCAGCGGCTGTTCCTCAGCAACTTCTTGAAATCAAATCGGTTGTTGAAGATGTATTCAATAGCGAAACTCCAATGTCTGTTATTGAGAGAAATCGCAAGGTTCTCAACTATCTAGCCAGTGACAACGCGGAAAGGGGAGTTTTGGATCTTCAGTTGTTTGAAGTTGCCAATCAAAAGGACCACGTCAATTTGTTAAAGGCTAAGAAAGAAGCAGAGGCACCGCATCTTGCTGAAAACAAGCCCAAAATGCAGATAGTAAACAACGGTCTCTTTGTCTGATGTCTACCCTCATCTATAGTGCTCTAATGAGTTGTATACCTGGGGGTAAACAGACCCCCAGTCGCTGGACTACATTCAACGGTCCATGTTGTATTCATAATGGGCAGATGAGGGCAGACACCAAAAAGAGATCCGGTATCTTGTTTGACTCTGACGGCCGGACTTCAGTTTCCTGCTTTAACTGTGGATTCCGAGCCGGCTGGTCACCTGGTGCTCGATTTTCCCCAAAGTGGAAAAAGTATTTTGAATGGCTAGGCATGCCTAGTGAGAAGATCAGACGTCTCGACTTTGATGTATCTCTTCTCCGCAAGAATTTGCTCGAGGGTGGCGGGATTGAACAATCCTTTACCCGTCAAGCTTCCGCTTCTATTACCTTTGAATCTAGGAATCTACCAAAGTCGGCAAAGCCCATAAGCTTCTGGCTTGAAGAGAACTGTGAAGATCCTCATTTCCTAGAAGTTCTCACTTATGTTGCCAATAGAGGAGAGGATATTCTACTTTCCTATGACTATTATTGGACCCCAGATACTACTGATCATATGAATCAGAGGGTCATCATACCATTCTACTGGGAAAATGAAATAGTAGGTTGGACAGCTAGAATAGTGAATGGGTCCAGTAGTCGCCGCTATTACAGTGACGTTCAACCTCATTATATCTTCAATACCGATATTGTCAAAGAGGATTGGGAATATCTTTTTATAAATGAAGGCCCGTTTGACGGAATCGCAGTAAATGGTGTTGCGATGCTAGGTGATAAAATAACACCTGAACAGATTCAGTGGTTGAATCAAACTGGTAAAACCAAAATTGTTGTCCCTGATCGCACCAATCAGGGCGGACGACTAGTTGATACGGCTCTAGCACAAGGATGGTATGTGTCCTTCCCTCGTTGGGATGAAGGAATAAAAGACGCAGCAGATGCCGTAAAAGCCTATGGTAAGCTCTATACGATATGGTCGATTATTGACGCCAGAACCAAAGATAGGTTATCAATAGGTATACAAAGGCAACGCTTAAAATAATAAGAGACCAGGAGGTCCTGTGAGCCAAAGAAAAGAACAACAAGAGCTCAAGGAATATAGCGAAGAGGTCCAGAAGGTCCTCATTCAGTTCATGCTTACCGACAACAGCGCCTACGTTCGTTGTCAAAATATTGTTAAGCCAGAATATTGGAATGAGCGCCTTCGACCGGCCGTTCGCTTTATCAAAAAGTTCACTGAGCAATATCGAGCTCTGCCAACACCAGAACAGGTCAAGGCTGAAACAAATCTCGACTTGCCTATCATTCCTAATATCCAATCCAATCATATTGATTGGTTCCTGGATGAGATTAGTGGGTTCTGTCGTCATAAAGCCATGGAAGCATTGGTTTATGATGGTCCTCAGCTGATAGCACAGGGTGATTATGCGGAACTAGAGAGACGTTCAAAAGAAAACATGCTCATCAGTCTACAGACTGAACTGGGCACGGATTATTTTGAAAATCCACTAGAACGCCTTGAGCGAATGAGAGATAAAACTGATACTACCTCTACGGGCTGGAGAGATATCGACAGCAAGTTGTATGGTGGTATGAATCGCGGAGAGATAACCTTTTTCTGCGGTGGCCCAGGTACGGGTAAGAGTTTGTTTCTACAGAATCTAGCCCTGAATTGGGTTCAGATGGGTCTGAGTGTCATCTATATTACTATGGAACTAAGCGAAGAGCTAGTTGGACTACGGTATGACGCTATGATTACCGAGACACCAACTAAGATGATCTTCAAAGATATCAACGACGTCGCAATGCGACTGGGTATGATGAGAAAAGCTGGTGGCAAGACCCATAAATGGGGCAAGCTACAAATCAAGAAATTGCCAATGGCAGGAACTACCGCCAACGATATCAGGGCCTATCTACAAGAGTTTGAAATCCAAACTGGAACTCGTCCTGATGCTATCGTGGTAGACTATCTGGATTTGATGCATCCAAATAGCGGAAAGATTAACGTCAGTGACCAGTTCATCAAGGACAAGTTCACATCAGAAGAGCTTCGCGCGCTGGCAGTGGAATGGAACATTTTGTGCGCAACAGCGTCACAGCTCAACCGTGCTTCTATCCAAGAGCAGGACTTTGATGCCAGTCACATTGCAGGTGGCATCTCGAAGATCAATACGGCTGACAATGTGCTCGCGATTCTTACAACCGCAGCAATGAAGGATCGTGGTGAATATCAGATCCAGTTCCTCAAGACGCGTTCGTCGTCCGGCGTTGGTCAAAAGATTTTCTTGAAGATTGATCCCAATACATTGAGGATTGAGGATGCTCCGCAGGAGATGCTAGAAGGGCGTGGCTCAGGGGTAGGTGGTCTTCAGGCCGGTTTGGCCAATAAAGTCACTACTGTCGTTCCCAAGAACATAGGCACGTCTTACAGCCCCGATAAGGGGCCTACAGGGCCAGCAGCACAGAATCCTATACTAGCACGCCCTGAGGCTACTCCTCCGTCTAAGGTACAAGCCAACGGGGCTCAACTACGCAACCTAGCTAGGAAGCTGAGCGACTAAATTGGCATTAGGCTAAATATACAAAGCGCGCCATTTAGGAGAGTCATGAATGTTCAGTCATCCAGATGACATTAGGAGGTATATCAGACTTACTGAATCCTCTTCAGTGTCGGATGTTACCGAAGATATGACTTATGGGGGTATCCACGTTGAAGATGTGGATACCTCTGCCCTTTTGCTTGAAGATCTAAACGATATAGTTTTCAAGCTTCGCAGTTATGGAGAACCTGACGGTAATCTTGACTATGCTCGCGGCGTTGAAGAAGGATTGGCACTTGCCGCCAACATGCTCGAAAGACTGTTGGAACGCCATTCTGGTTACTCCAGCAAGTAAGGGAACCACGATGAAAGACGGTCGCGTCAAAAGTCTAATAGAGGAACTTGATTTATTTGTTCCGCAAAGAGACAAACACCAGATTGTAGAAGCCCGCGCATCTAATGTGATTGCCGGGGCAGTCAATCTTTTGAATCTTATATCTGAAAGCTTTAGTGACGAAGAAGCAGACGAACTACAGCGTCGATTCATCAATGCTATAAAGAACAAGGATCCTGATAAGTTCAATCGCAAGATTAGAGAGTATCGCAAGGTTGAGGAGAGCAAGCGTGGCAAATAATAGTTCTGACATCCGCCGCCTTATGAGCCTTGTAGAAAGCACGCAGGAGCCAGTTCTTCTTGAAGGATGGCTTACCAATCTCAAGAATAAGCGAATTCGTCGTCTTGGTAGTAAAGAGCGAGCCGAAATGGCACATCGTCTCAAGCAGGAATGGCTGAAATGGCTTGGTCAGACGGGACGTCAAGGAACTGACGATGACATGGATCGCTTTATGCGAGTTCGCATTGGATTTTCGGATAAAGATGTCGCCGTTGTAAAAGACAAAGTTTTTGACGACTCCAAGTCTCCTACTGAAAACAAACCCTCTGCTGACTCTCAGGAGCAATCTCCTCCTGAGCGTAAAATTGCTCGCGGCGGCGAAGTAGCAAGTGATCAAGAATCTGCTGATGAAAAAGAAGACGGTGTCCCTCTCCCCAAAGACTTGAATACTAAGCTGAGTGATTTTGGCAAAGTTGGCATTGATGTTGAAAAAGACGATGGAAAAAAGGATCATGGCGAAATCAAAGCTGATCCCAAAGATTATCGCTTATCAAACGGCGAATGGGATCGTGAGAAAATTTCAGCAAAATTAGCCAATATGCCAGTGGGAGACAAACTGATTCTCGGCAAAGCGTCGTTCTCTCGTTCAGTTGGTAAGCCTCAAAATCCACAGACTAACGTTGAGTCAATCATGGAATCTGATTCACAGGTGTTGGATGACGATGTCGTGGATGAACTCATGGATGCCAGCGCAGGTCATATCAATGATGAATATCTATTGAATGGCCCTGTCAACGACACTGCTGATGCTATGGCAGATTTAGCAAGCCAAAAAATGTCACAGGGTTCATCGTCTAGAAAGAGCTCTGATAAGTCCACCTCGGTAGGCCCATATGATATAACTGAGATGTCTAGTATTCTCAAGCGAGAGCTAGAGATCGGTGATTCCAAGCTCAAGCAGATTACCCAATATGTCAAAGATACTGCTGACAAAGGATATGGCCGTATGCAGGATAGCGACATTGATGTGTTGGCGAGAATTGGATATGCGCTTCTACGTTCTAGAATCTAAATAATGCGAACCGATCCTCTGGTATGCTAGAGCCAGAGGATGGTTAGTATTCCCCATTATGAAGAACTAAGTGCCAGGGCCATATATGACAGCCTTGACTTAATGTGGTGGCCGAGCGAAAAGCTTGATGGTAGCTTCTTGGGATTTGGTTTAGACGACGCTGGAAGATACTATAGTTACCGCAAAGGAGGTCAATTCTGCTATTGTGTAGAAGATTGGCCAAATGAATGCTGGGCTTCGAGTTATCGTATTGCCCATAACGTTGGTGCCATGGTAGTCGAGGCACTGGTCAAGGAAAATCTCCTCAAACCTGGGCAGAAATTGGGTGCTGAAATCATCCACGGTAATATACCCAATACTATTCGATACCTGTTATCTAGTTCAATCAGCGGTCTTCTCATTATCACTTCTGCTGACTTTGAATTCAACGAAGGGCATATAAGGCTCCTTGACGATTTCAAGTGTAAGCTTGAAGTTGAATACTATGGAAGTCCAGATGGACTTTCCAGAGAGCTTTTTAAAGAAAAGCAACGGTGGTTGACGTTTATAAACCCGCAGATGTCGAGGCAATTGGTCCAAGCTAGACTGTCAACCCACGCCAAGCAACTCAGAACGGTATTGGATCATTGGTTTCAGCAAGACACTAGGATTGAAGGCTTCAACGTTTTTGACATCCTAGATATCAACCTATCCAAGAAGCATCACAAATGTGGTGATCGGAATTGGAATGATCTAAAGAAAGAGCTTTCAAAGGAACGTGACGACCTCAAGCAGGTATTCCGATCTATGATTCTGATGTTCAAAGATATTGCCTATCGAGTTCTAGTGCTTGAACAACCAAGTGCCATTGGAGCCGGCTCGTTTGTGGAAGGCGTTGTGGTTGAAAGTAATCAGGGCAAATTCAAAATAGTTGATCGAGAATCGTTCCAGGCAGCCAATCGCTTTACTCATTTTATCAAATACTGGTTGGTAGGGGGCCGTAGACCGGCTCGTCCCAGTTTCTTATCTAGAACCAAAGACTGGCCCAAGGAAGAGCGTCTGAAAAGACTAGATACGCTTCTCAAACGATATCTAGACAATCGACATATTCTACATCACGTTTACAGGTTCGGAGCCAGGCAAGAATTACTGGTATATTCGGGACAATTACATCAACGAACATTGAATATGTTCAGCGATACTAGAAAAAGGATTGAAGATGGGCGGTAAGGCATTTGAGGGTATTACACAGAGGATCGCCAAGGAGGACATACCCAAGACATTAGACTGGCTAACTAGAAACTGGAAGGATTCAAGCATCCAGGGTGGAAAATATATGAACCACCTACTTGGTAGTGCCGGTAAGAATCCAACGAGTGGCGACATTGATCTGAATATGCGAATTGAGCTATATGATCAGGAGAAGGTAGCACAACAGCTATCTGCTCTATTGGGACCGCAGTATGTCAAGGCTCGTCCGGGTAACAACCAGATCTTCACAGCGGTTCCAATCAAAGGAGACCCTAAAAACGGATATGTCCAGGTCGACTTCATGTTTGGCAATTATGAGTGGCAGAAGTTTAGCTATTTTTCACCTGAATACGATCCTACGTTTACTGATGGTTTCTATTATTGGGGACAAACATCAAGCAAAAGCTGCCTCAAAGGCCTATATAGAACTGAGCTCATCAAAGCATTAGTGGCATTCAATAGTGACTGGGTTTTAGAGGAAAATGGAGAGATGGTAGCCAGAGTAGGCCCCACCTTCTTCCATGATAAGGGGTGTGTCTGGAGATATAGACATCGTCCTATGCGAAAGGACGGAAATGGCAGAGTAAAGGAATTCAAGGAACTTACCAAAGAAGAGTTCTTGAAAATTTACCCAAGTGCCACCCCGGCTAGAACTGATATTATAGATGATCCAAAACAAGTGGTAGAGATGGTTTTTGATCAACATCTACCCTCAAAAATTTTGGATTATATGACGTCGTTTGAAACTATATCAGTTACCATGACATCAACATATACGATTCCTGAACGTTTGAAAATCTACAAAATCTATGTTGAGCGCTTAAATAACTTGAAAGTAGAAGTTCCCAAGGCGGAACTCAAACGGTTTGGTGTGAGGTTGTAATATGCGATGGAATGAGATTGTAGGTAAACCAATTTTAGAAACTGCTAGCAGCGGTGCTACAGCCGCAGGCGCAGTGGCAACCTCGGTGGGTGCCATTGGTGCAGGATTCGATTCAAATGGGCATAAGGGTATCTATGACGCTGCTGAGAAGAAGCGTAAGCCTCAATCCAAACCAACAGTTTTACGTCGCTAAAAGATGCTCTTAGATAAATACTTCTAACAGAAACTCTCTATAGGAGAATTCACTATGACTGAGAAAGTAAACGGCTTCGCTTCTGGCAATGACCAGTTCCTATCCGGCGCAGTTAAGCGTTATACTGTCACTGTTTCTAACTTTGACCTGACCGCTGATCCTGCAAACGGCACTTCTAACCTGGACAAGGTTATCGAAATCATCTCTACCCGCGCACAGCCAGTTATCCTGGGCGCAGTAACCGCAACTGGTTTTGCGTTTGCTGTTGAGCACGCTGATGTTTTCGGAACTTCGGTTGCTCCAAACACTCTGGCAGACTTCAATGCTGCCGGCCAGGCTGCTCTTCGCGCAACTGGTGCCTCAACTGCCACTTTCGTGGTAGCTGCCGCTGATTTCTAATCCTTGATTAGGATCTAAAAAAGAGCCCCGGAGGAAACTCCGGGGCTCTTTTGCGTCAGGAAGACTTGCGAGCTCGAATTGCCTCGATTGCCCGTCGTTCATGTTCCCGATCAATGATGATAGTATAGATTCCGCGTTTGATAATTTCCATGTGCGTCTCCTCTAATCAAAGAGATAGCATCTAGAACTCTGGGGTCAAGTGTTATTGACTGGGAATCAGATGTGTGATGTCACGTATGACGCTTTGAACTTCTATCAAGATACCTTCTTCATCAAAAATTCCTCGATCGATCCAGTCCTGCCAGCGTATCTCGTCATGTCTCTTGACCCTATGAACTCCGCGGCGAATCTCTTGGCCCGGTAGAACCTCCAACATATATTTGATGAATTTCTGGTGGTCTGACTCGGGTATGATCTCCAAGAGACTAAAACCGTTTATGTCTTCAACCTCTACATCAAAGTAATCACGAAATGTTTGATTTGAAAAAGTAATTTCAAAGTTTTTATTAAAGCAAACAATGAGATCAATGGTGTTGTCCACTACCGTCTTATATCGTTCTCTTGATGTTTTGAGTTGAGTTTCCACATCCTTGAATGCCGTGACATCTCTGACGATAGCAATTCGGGCCTCGGTGTTGTCCCACTCAATTGGCTTACTGTTGATTGCCACATCCTTTACTTCACCACTCTTGGTGAGGAACAGGGTCTCGTATGAGGAATCTTCGACTTCATTCTTCTTGAATAGCATTCTCTCTCTTTCAAGAGGATGAAGTAAATCAGAAGGATTCATAGTTTCAAGTTCCGAGTCTGAATATCCTGTCAAGAGTATGACTCGGTCATTCCATTCCATTAGGCGCGTATGGTCATGAATGATCAAACTTTCAGAGCTAGCGTCACTGAATGCTTTGAATGTAGCTTGGCTTTTTCCAAGTTCTTGGTAGGCTTTCTTTAACTCAGTTGTTTCATAAAAAACCAATATCCATTGAACCGGATTGGGTCCCTTCTTCACTGGTGTCAAATGGACCTCGAAAACAACCGTCTGGCTGACCCCGATATCAAACTGTATTTCGTGACGTCCTTCGACCCCTTCAAGTAAAGTTCTGCAAATGGTCCAGAAGGTAGAATCTGTTCCAAACAGATCCCTGAGATTCATCTTTTTTATAGCGGATCGTTTGAAACCAATAAGCTTGGCAAATCCTTCATTTACAAAGCTTATGCTGAAGTCAGAACCATCTGGATTGAGAATCATAAATCCGGTGCTAGACGCATCAATCGTAGTGAGCAGTTCTTGATTATGCTCAGCTAATTCTCGAATCATTTTGCTATTGTTGACCTGATGTGTGACATCTCTGACCAACATGATATAGTAAACTTTTTTGTCGCTGCGAACTACTTTACTAGCGGAGACGTCTATGTAGATGATACTACCGTCTTTTCGTATACCCATAAAATCTTCATAATTTACACTGGTAAACTCGTCATTGATATTCACCTGAGTTACCAGAGATTCCATGAAGCTAACGTCTAGTTCGGTTTCTTTTGGGAATTGAAAAAGGAGACTAATCTTCTTGCCAATTACTTCCCTCTTTTTCCAGCCAAACATGGATTCAGCTGCTGGATTATAACTCTGTATTTCGCCTTCTGGACTTACCAACATCAGGGCGTCATTCAGCAGTCTTGCTGTCTGATCAATTTGAGTCGTGTAGTCATCAATTCTGGCCTGCAGAGTTTCTGTTACATCAGCCGCAAGATCCAAAGTTCCTTTGGCGGCTTTTTCAAGAGCTTCACTGGATTCCAGAGCCGCTTTCAAGGTCTCAGCACGCAACGTCCGTTTGGCAGCAGCTTCTTTGCTTTCAAACAGCCATTTCATCATTAGAGTTTTGCCTTGATCTCAATTAGAACCAGTTTGAGGCCATTCATGGCTTCAGTTATGGTAATGTTGTTTTTTGAATAGTCATCGATAATCTTGTAAATCTTTTCGTCTTTCTTTTCCAATTGCTTGGTCAAGCGAAAACAATACCAACCCAAGACCCCAATGATACCAAGGAGAAGAGCCGTTAAAGCCCCTCCGTCTCCTTTAGCGATCATCTCGACTACACTCTTGATTATATCACCCATGAAGGTAGTCTCCCGATACGCGACTTGCGTGATATTTATTCAAAGTCCAATGAATACACTCACTTGCTTTAACTACCCACATTCTGTTCAACTTGATAGTAATACGCTAAATACCAAAGGATATCCTAATTGTGAGAAATCAATGACTCTTTCTGAGCTCTTTGGGGACGACCCTCTTTCTATATCTGTTGAGGAACGAAAGTTCCTAGAACAGGCATCAGTGTTATGGGCTCGTCAGTTTGACGGCATAATTCGTGAATCTCGTGGACCGAAGATCAAGACTCGCATCGTAGTCAAAAAGGCGAAGAAACATGGATAAGATGGATATTGCCGATGAACTGATTCGTCGAGGAGTAGACGAAAAAGCTGCTGAGCGCTTCAAAGGTGAAGTAAACGGCAATGACCTTATGAATTTGGTTCAAGCTTTCAAAAACACAAGCCGACCCTATCAGGGCCAGGTCGAAGCCGAAAAATTACTTGGTAAATATGGTATCAAGCTGGGGAGAACCACAATGAGCGATGATTATCTGAACGCAAAGTTTGAAAGTCTACGTTCAGGCGAGACCCTGGATGAGACATTCGGATGTATGACAAAACTTGATGAAGGATTTTCATACTCCGTTGAGGTTTCTGAACAAACCAGGGATAGAGTTCTTGACTGGTTGGATGAAAACCAGGTAGAATACCAGGCTACCAACCCTGTTGCTTACCGTATTGAATGTGGTGATCGCAACACGGCATATCGCACTGGACGAGCTCTCTCAGAAATCCTCAGAAAGCAGACAGTTCGCGATTCTGTTGAAATAGAGGAAAAGATGAGCAAGAAGCCAGAAAAGCGCGCCAAAGACGCCAAGAAAAAGATTGAACTCATGAAACCACGTAACCCAGTAGTGGCCGCAGTAAAGACTCGCGGCGGTGCTGGTGCGCATGACGCTGGTAAGGATCCTCGTAAGGTAGACAAGTTTGGACGCGGTGCCAAACACAAGCCTCGCTTTGATGAGGAGATCGAATTTGAAATCGGTGAGGATGTCATGGTCGGCGAAGCTGTCGGACAGATCAAAATTCCTCACGGACCTAATGGAACCATTGGTGTTATTATGAACGGTCAACTAGAAATGGTGGCTGAATCAGAAGTAAGCCGTTTAGACGAGGGAGTGATAGGCATGATGAAGCCAGTGAATCCGCTATTCCGCCTGCGCGAACTTGCAGGTCTGCCACTAGAAAATGACGACTTTGCCGGTATTGAAGTCGTAGAAGCGCCTGAAATTGATCCCGAAGGTGTGCTTGCTGCCGGACCAGTTGGTGATGAAATTGAAGATATGGAACTGGACGGTATTGGTGCTGACCCAGTAGAAGAACCAATGGCCGACATGGACGGTGGTATGGAAGAACCAGAGGTTCTTTCCTTTGATGTTCCTGTTGATGATATGGAAACTACCGGAACTTTGGATCTACCCGCAGATGCTGGTGTTCCCGGCGCGGTGGGCAGTGACCCAGTTATGGCCGTTGGCAACATCCCTTCACAGAGTGAAGCAATGGCTCAAATTGAAGATGCTCTAAATAGCATCCAGGCCGGTCTTGCTGATATTCGTCTTTCTGAATATAAGTCCCTTATCCAGAAGCTACAGGATCTAACAAATCAGGCTCAGATGATGGGTCGTGATTATCTCGGCGAACGTCGCAAGAAGTAAGATGCGTTTTCTAGAGATTCGAGGCGGAATACAGATTCCTGTTTCTAGTGAGGAACAGGAATTGCTTGATATGATCGAATCTCAAGAAGGTCAGATCATTAAGAGACAAGAGCTCGATGAGCGACAGAGAGAGCTTGCTAGAAAGATGGTAAGTAGGGGTATTCTAGAAAGATCACAACGTGAAGGATCCCTCTTTTATGTTGTAAGTGGTCTAGAGGACCTTTGGAGATAAAATGTCAAACGATCTAATTCCCTCAAACATGCCTAGTGCTCGAGATATCCAAGAAATGGCCAGACTGAGAGCCATTATGGAAGGCACGAATGTTCCAGCAGTTCAGCAGCCCCAGCAAGCCTTTTATACTGGCGGTAATCAGCCTTTGAGAGAAAGTCACAACACTACCCATTATTCCCCTTCAGTTGGCACTAGTCGAGAAGACATAGATGCTATGAAAAATATCCTTGCCAAACTCAACAACATCAATGGTGAGGATCAGATTTCAGAACAAGCTTCACCTACAGTTGGTCGAACCACTTTAACTGAAACTAGTTCAGCACAGAAAGCCAAGTCCGGATCTTTTGAAGTCTTGATCTCTCTAAAAGAGAGCAATGGCAAAGAGATTAGAACCTACAATGTAGTGGATAGTAATCGTCGCGATATTGTGAGCAATCTGAGACTTCAGGAGTCAGCTCAAGCCATTATGAAGCTCATGAACAAAGGTTTGAGCTTTGATTCTTCTAGGGTTCAAGAAGTAATTGATCTAGAAGAAGACTTTAATCGAAATCGTCTTGAAACAGCAAAGCATAAAGCTCGCTATACTCGTTCAATGGAATTAAACGAGACAGCGGCAGCTGAAGTATTCAAAAATAGATTCAATGTGGCAAAAGCCAATGCTCTGGTAGCCCAGGATCAGATCAAGAGCATATTAGAATCTCTCCGTTAAGCAACAGACTGTTACTGGTGGTTAACCAGTAACATCTTGCTGACTGAATGACTTACCTGACTAAATATACAGAATATCGCAGCTTACCTACCTGGAAGGATGCCATGGTTATTGATGAACTCAACACCAGCGCAAGTTATCGTCTCTCAAGGGTCTTAACCGTCCTTGAGTCTCTCTACGGATTGACGATAGATTTTGATGCTGCCGAAAGCTTGGCTCAACTCCAAAGCATCTATGAGATGTATGGTCTTGAACGCAGCAGGATTGTCAAGGAGTCTGCTTTTAACTCCTACAACAATGATCCATCCTACACCAAAGCCGTTTTAATCCAGGAAGCAATTGGCATCTTTCTCAGCGAAGTTGCCCCAAAGCGTATCAAGCGATCCAAGAAGACTTCCGCGTAAGGAGCAAACCATATGACAGACACCAAAATGAAAAGGCTGCTGGCGATCAAGGAGGAGTTTGCTCGAACGCAGGCTGCTCTTATGAAGGCTCGTCAGCTTGAAGAAGCTGCTAAGCCAGTTAGCTTGTCAACTCTACTAGAGAACGACCTGGACCAGGCCGAACTTATTCTAGCTGCTCAAGATCTGATGCATAAGCTTCAGAATATGGCTGAAGATCTAGCAAAGATGAATGCTCAGGATCTTTTCCCTCTTGTCGATAAGATGAAGGGTGCCTTTGGGCCAGAAGCCGCTCATGCCTTTGAAGTTACTTCACAGCAAGCAATTTCGGACGCCATGAATACAGTTCGTCACGCCAAAGATGAACTTGGTAATGCCGTTCTAAAGCTAGAAGGTAAAATTCCAGCAAATGATATGGCATCTGATGAGATGGCCCCCTCAGATGAAATGGCACCAGCAGATGACACTGATGCCGTTGACGCAGCAATGGATGATTTTGGAGCAGCTGATGCGGCTGCCGGTCCAGAAGACGAACCTCTGGGTCGTGCTCGTAAAGAATCAGTTGAAGGTGGAAAAGCCCTCAATGAGTCTCTTATTCTTGAATCTGCTGGTCGTAGACTAATTAAGGAAGAGGGCTTGAGCTCTCTTATTAGTTGGGTTCTAAATGAGGCGGCAGCAGGCATGCCAGAGGAACATTTTAGATCATTTGCCACTAGCATTGCTCAAAAAGCAGCTAGCGATCCTGCGAAACTAGCCGGTTGGATTGGTAAAAAGAAGCACGGCATGGCGGCAATGGTTCAACTTGCTGAGCCAACATTCACCCAAGACCGTACCCCTGATCTCGGTCTTGTTGAATCAAGAGCCAGTAAGTCTGATTGCTATGGTCCATTTACCAGCAAAATGGCAGCTAGAGCTGACGCCAAGAGTGAAATTGGTGGCGGGTCTGAAGGAACTAATTTCTCGATCATGAAGAAAGAAGATGGCTGGTATTGGTCAGAATCTGTCAATGAGGGAAAGACCTACAAGCGCGGCGAAGATGCTGATATGGACGATGTTAGATCCAGAGATGTTGAACGCAAGGCTGCTCGTAGACGCAAGGGTGACGACAAGGTTGACGAAGGAAAAACCTACAAGGCCAACGACGACGAAGATTCTTGGGAAAAGAAGTCCAAAGACGTTGAACGCAAAAGTGCCCGCAAGCGTAAGGGTGACGATAAGCTAGATGAAACCGTTCTTGCGGCCCATGCGATTGCTAGATTGATTGAAGCTTCAATCAAGCGTGAAAACAAAGGCAATGCTGCCAAAGCTGTAAAAGAAGCAGTTTCCTATCTAGCTGGTAAGAATCTAGTTGAAGGAAGCGAAGACCTAGAAGCTATTGTGGTAGAAGCATTTGTTTCTGAATTTGGAATGAAACCAGCTGCCTATAGTGTTTCAAAGCTTCGTGAGTTTTCCACTCTGAATCCAATGGACAAGAAAAATGGAAACTCTGCCCTAGCCAAGCTGGGAAGCGCCATGGGGAACGATAAAACCGCAGCCACAAAGAGTGTTTCAAGTGCTATGACTGGTCTAACTGGTCAAGAACGCACCGCTGCTACCAAGATTCTTAATCAGTTGAAAAAGGATGGCAACGCTCCTAAGAATGCTGGTGACTTTGCGCAGAAGGCAGCAAGCCTAGTTTCTGATGACAAGAAGCCAGGCATGAACGAATCTGAAGACCCCAACGGTGGTTGGGTAGGCAAAGTTCGTGCGTATGGTCTAATGGGCACAAACAACAAGCGTTTTGATAAGACTTTCAAGAATGGCGCAGCTTTTATTGCTTGGGCAGACAAGAACGAAGGCAATGTTGATATCCAAGGTGTAACTGACGAAAGCAGCCGAGAGTTGGATGAAAATATCAATGCTGCTCATTGGCCAGTCGACACTATGGGTCAGTACAAAGGAGAACCTTTCTCCACTGATTACGGTAAGCTCAAAGCAAACCCAAGCGGCGCTGCTAAGACCGAAGGTGGTGCTCCTGAACCAAAGGTAGAGGAAGCTCCTAAGGAAGAGTCAAAGGCCGAGAAGCCAAAGACTAATCCTTTTGTGAAGAATGAAGAATCGGATAACGAAGCTTCTGACAAGTAAAATAGTGAAGCCCTGGAGCATTCCAGGGCTTCGCCGTCTCTGAACGATATACGGTAAATAGTATGAAATTAGGAGACGTTTATGCGCTGGAACGAGATAGTTACAGAAGAGATGAGTGTCGTGACTATGGCCAAGAGCTATATCATGGATATCATCGCGCCGTTAAAGGCACAAGGCATGGACAGTATTACCGTTCAGCAGGTAATCGATCAGCTAAACAAATCACCAGACTTTGAAGGCTTTCGTTTGGAATCTGATTTGGTGAATCAAGCTCTTGCTAATACCAAGGGTATCAAGATTGAAACAGACCCAGAAACTGGACAAATGACTATATTTTGGGAAAATCCGACGGCCGGCCGTCAGGTTGATCAAAAGCAAGCTGAGAAGGATGAAAAGAATATTCGCTCAGCCGCCCTTCGTTCCGTAGAAAGGAATAATAGCGAATGAGCACCTTTCCTACCGCAGCAGAAGCAAGAGCAGGCTCTCGCAACAATCTAATCATCCACGCGGAAATCAGAGCAATTGAGCAAGCCATCTATCAGGCGATAGAGCAAGGTGAATATGAGGTTGAGGTTTCAACTAGTCCAATGACTAATCCATTGGATGTGAATTATCAAAATGAGGATGTGGTTGATCCAAGCGACTATTTCGCAACTCTTTTCACTGATGTGAACATTAGAACTTTGACCGAGCAGATTGACATCGTCCGCAAGACATTTGTGGATCTAGGTTATCAAGTGACACCTCTGAAGGCCAACACTGGTAACACCTTTAAATGGAGGATACTCTGGTAATGGACTTTATTAAGAGCCTTAATGAAGCCAAGCTTCATCGCCACATGAACTTCGAAGGTCTGGATATCAGCATTGAGGTTCCTGCTGACGGATTCAGAAGAGGCAAAAACAAAAAGACTGGTGAGGAATGGGCAGTCAAAATACCAGCCCACTACGGTTATATCAAAGGAACTCATAGTCCTGATGGCGAGCATTTAGATTGCTATGTTAGAAAGAATCCAAAGAAGGATGCCAAAGTATACGTCATGCACCAGATGACGGTTGATGGTTCCAAGTTTGATGAAGACAAAGTCATGCTGGGTTATTCTAACAAAAATGAAGCTATCAAAGCTTTCAAGAGCATGACCTTTAAACCAACTACGATGTATGGTGGTTGTACTGAATTTGACATGGAACATTTCCAGGTCATTGCTTTTAGTGCTTCTAAAAGTCACGCCATGTTGGCTCGTCAAGAAACATACGCTGATTTTAAAAAGCGAGGCTTATTGGGAAAAAACATCAAAAGCCCAATTATGGTAGCCCGTAAAGTTTCAGAAAGCCTAGCAGAAGGTCTGAGTGAAATAGCAGAATGCTTGAATCGCGGAGACGTACAAGAGTGTCTTGAATGGGGCGGCTTGGATGAAAACGCTGATGTGGAAACTGTGTTGGATCTAGGATACCAACATTATAAGGAAACTCCCCACATGCGCGATTCTGGTACACTATCTGAAGACGAGTTTCGTGATCGCGCTTTGAAATATATCATGGAGACTGATGCCCTCCTTACTGATGTAGAGGACCAGTTCTATGAAGATACTATTCAGGAAGATAACAGACTTGATGTTGATCTGTTTGATGATAATTTGGACCTCCCTGTTTGTGAGGCCAGCGTTGAAGAAAAACTATCTGAGGAGGAAGCTGTAATGGAATCCAATAATTTTGTGGTCGTCGTCCACACGCAGATCATGGAGAACATTGGTTCGGCTGTGAATCCTAGCTGGGCAACGGCAGGCACTAAAACAATTCTAGTCCAAGAAGGCTTTGCCGATTATGGCTCAGCTCGCGCAGTCGCCGCCCAGGTATCCGCCGGGACCGTCCCTGTAACCTTGTCAGAGGGCGCATATGTTCTTGGTATCGATGTCTTACCCATTGGTGAGTATCGTCAGTTTTATGAAGATGCCAACTCTGAACCTGCTGAAGAGATTGTTGATGAAACTACGGAGGAAGTATTCTTCCAACAGCAAATCATGGAAGCTCAGAGACTCGCAGGGGTCCGTCACGGGGCCTCTCCAGTTTCCTCTACACCTACAGTCCATGAAACAAGAGCGCGCCTAGAAGAGCTATCTAAGGGCTTTTTTGAAGCTATTCATGCTGAGACTCATGAGGAAGAAGTCAACGAGCGCATGATGAAAGGTTATAAGCTCACAGTTGGTCAGATAGCTCATGCTCTGAGGGTTGTGCGGGCAACCATCAAGAAGAATCCACAGTCCCACATCAATCAGGTCATCAAGGCGGTTTGCGCAAAGCTTTTTGGTGACCCCAAACTTGATGGTGAAATAATCAAGCAAGCTGAATTTGAATATGGTTCTCTTGAGGAATTTGATAACGATGCCCGCTCTAAAAAGCAAGCATCTCCAAAGGTAATCACAAAGAAGATATCAGAGCGCTAATAAATATGAAGCGGATGGAAACATCCGCTTCATCCATGAGCAGTAGATCGGATATAGACTCAGATTATCCAGAACCTATATACTAGAAAGAAAAGAGCTCATGATCCCCGTTAAAAAACATTTCAATTATCACACTCTTGAACGTGTGACGCACCCAGATGGCAATAGATTTTATGTTTGTCCTGAGGGTAATCAACTATCAAGTGTTACTACCATTCTGGGGGCGACTGAGGATAAAACCGGTCTCATGGAGTGGAGAGCGTGGGTAGGTGACAAAAAGGCTGATCAAATAAGAGACGAAGCCACCGGCCTAGGTTCTCTGATGCATACCCATTTGGAAAACTGGATGATGCAGATTGAAAGGCCAAGAGGCAATAATCTAGTGAGGCAGATGGCCAGCAATATGGCCGATGTCATTATCCACCGAGGACTTGTCAACGTAAGCGAAGTTTGGGCTATGGAGGAAATGCTATATTTTCCCAAACTCTATGCGGGAACTGCTGACCTAATTGGTATTCACAATGGTGAACCTGCTATCATGGATTATAAGACTACCAACAAGATGAAGAGCAAAGACAAAATCAATAACTATGCTTGTCAGCTATCTGCGTATGCTCTTGCTCACAATGAGCTGTTTGGAACCGAAATCAAACGGGGCGTAATCTTTATGGTAGCTAGAGATCTTAGCTTTCAAGAATTTGTTTTTGAAGGTGAAGAGTTTACCAAAGCAACAGATGAATGGTTGGAACGTCTTGATATATTCTTCAACCAATCTGCATCTGGCGAGCCGTCTTAATATGCTTACACAGGCGACCATGTGAGCCAGCTTGGCAATTACAGGAAGCCTTTTCGCCATCTAGGACCACGATGTAGATATCGCCTTTGCTACCTTTGATCTCAAAGGTGTTGATGGCATTATCCATGGATGGTTCTTGGTTTGGCTTCGGATCCAGGATTTCTAGTCGTTTGACTCGATCAATTGAAATAATGCTGTCATGTTTATGACGGGCCAGTGGGTCTTCTCGATTGGTTATTTTAAAGGTTCCTGGTTGGTCCCAGGGATTACTAGGGGCAATAATCCCAACGATAGCTGGCTTTGGGAAGTTCATCCATTCAATGGAATATTGTGTCTCAACTGAGACACTGGTTCCAATGGCGGGTATCTTTGTCATGGTCATTCCCTAGTGTAACAAAAGTGGCAAGATTGTCAAGCCAAACGCAATAAATACACTATAATTGGAGGTCAGGCAATGGCGGTTTATCAGATCAGTCGTATTCAGCATCGCAGAGGTACCGCCAGTGAGCTACCAGACGCGTTGGCGGACGGCGAAATTGGAATGACCACTGATACTGGGGAAATATTCTACGGCGCACCTAATCATCCGGCGGTGTCCGGACGTCGCTCCTATCCATATCAGAATATCAAGATCATTACTGAATTAGATGTTCAACGAGGCATAAAGGGCGATGTCTACCATCATGGTGCCCTAGCGGCCGCGGAACTGCCATCTAATATTTCTAGCGTATTTGTCTCTTGTGTTCCTCTTTTTGCCCATGGCTCTAGAGAGTTCGCAATCTATGACTTTGGGCTCAGTGCCAATAACGGCAATTTGAAAATTTTAGGTGAGCTATCAGTATGTGTTCACCCTAGCGATCCAGATTTATCACAGATCGGAGTAGTCTTTAAATCAACACTGGGTCAACCCGATACCAGTTCAGTTGAATTCAGACTTACTCGTTTATCGAGCGAGGGAACTGACAACGGTGTTTCATGGTTGAGTTGTAAAACAGGAATTTCTTCTGATTTTACCTTGACTATAAACGGTCGTGAGTGGTCAACACCTGTGGTATAACTTCTCCTAGGGGAATAACATGAATCCGTTTCTTCTACCCAATAGTGAGCGTCTTGTTGAGTGGAGAGCATTTCGCCAAAGTCTTGAGCATCTAGAAGAGCACGAGCAGCTTGATCGTGTTGCCGAGTGGGTTGCCATGGCACCGCTTTCAACTTACGTACTAGACATTTATGACTCTGCTTCTTGGCCAGGGCCTTGGGAATTGATCAATGGCGGTGATTTTGATGATACCGCAAAAGCATATCTAATGGAACAGACCCTAATTATGGTAGGGTGGAATCCAGAACGACTTAGACTACACTACGTTAGAAATCAAAAAGAGAGCATGGAGACTATGGTTCTTTTGGTGGATAACAAATGGGCTCTGAATTATATCCATTCAGAGGTCCTGAATTTTGACACAGAGCGGGCAAATTGTACATACTTGGTGAGTTACCGCGTGAACCCCGAGGGTGGACACACGGAAGTCTAATTAGCATGGTTCTAGGTGTTCTAAATACCTGGAAAATGCTTGTTTTGACCCACTAAATATCTGCCCTAAAGATAAAAAGAACAAGGAAAAACATGGGCAACACACCAATTATGGTCGTCAAGCGTGACGGTCGCAGAGAGGCTTTGAACCTCGAAAAAATTCATAAGGTTGTGTTTTGGGCGTGCGAAGATCTGACTGGGGTTTCCCCATCTGAAGTTGAGTTGAGAGCTCAACTCCAGTTAGAAGATGGCGTCCGCAGCACTGATATTCATGAGCTTTTGGTAAAGAGCGCAAGTGAACTGATTAGTGAAGAAACTCCCAACTATCAGTTTGTGGCCAGTCGTCTAGCCAGCTATCAATTGAGAAAAGAAGTCTATGGTCGATATGAACCTTGGACGGTCAAACAGGTAGTTGAGCATAATGTGGCGCTTGGTCATTATACCCAGGAACTTCTAGATAATTTCAGCGAGGACGATTGGAAAAAGATTGAGAAAATCGTCAAGCATTCTCGCGATGATCTAATAGCATATGCTGGAATGGAACAGTGGCGAGGAAAATACCTGGTAAAGGATCGTGTCACTGGCCAATTTTTTGAAACTCCACAGATTGCTCTAGTTCTGATTAGCGCTCTGGGCTTTATGTCTTATCCTGCTGACACTCGTATGGAATACATCAAGGATTTCTACGATAGCATCAGTCAGTTTGATATCAGTCTACCGACTCCTATCATGGCCGGTCTACGAACTCCACAAAAGCAATTCAGCTCGTGCGTGACCATTTCAACTGATGACTCTCTTGATAGCTTGGCTGCCACTAACGTCAGTGTGGTAAAGTATATCAGTCAAAAGGCCGGTCTTGGTATTGACATGAGCCGTATCCGCGCATTGGGATCTAAGATTCGCAATGGTGATGCTGAGCATACTGGTCTTCTGCCATTCCTGCGTTGGATGCAGGCTGCGGTCAAGAGCTGCTCACAGGGTGGTGTTCGCGGTGGTGCTGCCACTGTTCACTTCCCACTATGGCACTTTGAATTCCCAAGCCTGGTGGTTCTCAAGAACAATAAGGGAACTGAATTCAATCGTATTCGTCAGTTGGACTATAGCTTCCTATTCAACCGCATGATGTATCAGCGTTTGGTCGAGGGTGGGGATATAACCTTCTTTTCACCAAGAGATGTCCCAGGACTTCTTGATGCCTTTTATGCGGACCAGGACGAGTTTGATCGTCTCTATGTCAAGTATGAGAACGATCCTTCGATCCGCAAGCATTCCATGAAGGCTCTAGATGTTTTCGTTGCGTTCCTCACAGAGCGTAAGGAAACTGGTCGCATCTATCTCATGAACATCGACCACGCCAACACCCATGGTAGCTATCTACCAAAGTTGGCTCCGATTACGCAGAGCAACCTGTGCCAGGAGATCACTCTACCCACTCGTCCAATGCAGTTTCATGATGATCCAGATGGACGAATCAGTCTTTGTACCTTGAGTGCTTTGAACTGGGGAAGGGTCAAGTCTCCACATGATTTTGAAAAGCCAGCAAAGCTGGTGGTTCGATTCTTGGACGAAATCCTCAGCTATCAGAATTATCCAGTCAAAGCAGCAGAGCTAGCTACCAAGGAGTTAAGACCACTTGGTGTAGGCATTGTAAATCTGGCTTACTTTCTTGCTAAGAACGGCTTGAAATATGACGATGCTGCCCTTCCAATTATTGATGAATATATGGAAGGAATGGCTTACTATCTGATCAAAGCATCAGCTGATTTGGCGGTGGAAAAGGGTGCCTGTTCGGGTGCTCATATGAGCAAATACAGCAAGGGTATTTTGCCAATTGATACCTACAAAAGCGATGTTGATGAATTAGTTGTGCCAAAGCTTCGTATGCCTTGGGACGACCTTCGACAGCAGCTATTGGAAACAAGCATCCGCAATACAACGCTGATGGCCTTGATGCCTGCTGAAACTTCAGCTCAGCTATCAAATAGCACGAATGGTATTGAACCAGTAAGAGCTTTGGTTTCTGAAAAAGTTTCCAAGCATGGTATTCTCAAGCAGGTTGTTCCTGAGATTGGCAAGCTGAAGAACAAGTATGAGCTTCTCTGGGATCAGAAGAGTCCGCGTGGCTACTTGAAGGTGTCATGTGTTTTACTCAAGTATATTGATCAGAGCGCAAGCGTAAACACCAGCTACAACCCTGATCATTATCCTGATCGTGAGATTTCCATGAAGGAAATGATCATGGATCTTCTTACCTTTTACAAATATGGCGGGAAGAATTTGTACTATTTTAACACCTATGATGGCCAGGAGGATGCGGCAGCAATCCAAACCATTGAAAGTGAAAAGATGGTAGAAGACGAAGATCTTGAGCTTCTACAGGAAGAGGATTGCGACAGTTGTAAACTTTGAGATTTGTGGGCCCATGGTTGAAAAAGCCATGGGCTCATCTGTCACAAATAGACAAAACTGGTGAAATACAGTATTCTGACAAACATAAAAGAGAGGCAGAAAATGTCCGTATTCAATCTAAATAAAGTTGATCACCTTACCGCCAAGATGTTCTTCGACCCAAGTGGCCCGGTGGATATCCAGCGTTTCGACCAAGTCAAATATCCTGAGCTAGAGCATCTAACCAATCAGCAGTTGGGTTTCTTTTGGCGTCCTGAAGAAGTTGATCTCAATACAGATCGTGGTGACTTCGGTAAACTAACCGATCACGAAAAGCATATCTTTACCTCCAACCTCAAGCGTCAGATCCTTTTGGATTCGGTGCAGGGTCGCTCACCAACTCAGGCCTTTGGCAATATTACATCGTTACCAGAAATGGAAACATGGGCACAGACTTGGGCGTTTATTGAAACTATCCATAGTCGTTCCTACACCCACATTATTCGTAATGTATATCCAAACCCTGGTGAGATCTTCGATTCAATGAAGGATATTCAGGAAATTGTGGATTGCGCCAAAGACATCAGCAAGAACTATGATGAACTGATTGAAGCGTCCAAGTGGTATGAGCTGCTTGGTGTGGGAACTCACAACATCAACGGCAAGAAGATTACGGTTGATCTCTATGACCTCAAGAAAAAGCTCTGGCTCTGCCTCATGAGTGTCAATATCCTCGAGGGAGTTCGCTTCTATGTTTCGTTTGCCTGCTCATGGGCATTTGCTGAAACCAAGCGCATGGAAGGCAATGCCAAGTTGATCAAGTTCATTGCTCGTGATGAAAACCTTCACCTTGCTGGTTCTCAGAATCTACTTCGCAACATTCTCAAGCAGGATGATCCTGACTTCATCAAGATTGCTGCTGAGTGTGAAGAGCAGGCTATTGAAATGTATATGTCAGCTATTCGTCAGGAAAAAGAGTGGGCAAAATATCTGTTCAAAGATGGCAGCATCATTGGTCTCAATGAAGCACTCTTGAACGAATATGTGGACTACATTGCTGGAACTCGTATGCGCGGTGTCGGCCTCAAGCCACCATTCACTGTTCCAGCTCGTAACCCACTACCTTGGACCAGCAGCTGGATTGCGAGCAAGAGCGTTCAGGTAGCCCCACAGGAAACTGAGATTTCCAGCTATGTGGTTGGTGGTGTCAAGCAGGACGCGCAGAACGACGACTTTAACACATTCAAGCTTTAAGGAAATAAGATGACAGCTACCGTTTACAGCAAGCCCAATTGCCCATTCTGCGTTCGTGCCAAGAAGTTGCTCGACGAAAAGGGTATTGGTTACACTGAGGAAAGCGCAGTTGATAAGCGCGATGAACTAATCGAGCGAGTCAAAGCAGCAACTGGTGCCGCTCCTCGAACAGTGCCTCAGATTTGGCTCAATGATGCCTATATTGGTGGATACAACGAACTAGTGGAGCATTTTAAGAAAACCTCATGAGGTCTCTTTACTCCAAAGATGAAATGCTGATAGCCGTGGCTAAGAAAAAGCCACGGCTACAGGCACTAGTGGATAATATAGCCAATATGTCGTCCGATGACATAGCGGCCCTCAGTGAACCTCTCTGGGTCAAAGAGGCACTATCTACTCTCAAGTCTACCAACGGACTAGGTCAAAAGGCAAGAATCAATCAGATTCTTGAGAGATCTGAAACTTTAGCAGCAGAAGCTAGAGTTTTACCAACTCCAACATATGAAGTCCGGTTATGGGATGGATCATCCGAGTTTGTAGGCACAAGCATGGAAGTTCATCACCACGGTTGGCAAATACAGGTCGACAACGGTGATACATTCATGATCATGGATGACGATCTAGTTAGATTTGGCGATTCTGTCATAAGAGTTGATGAATGGAATCGCTATCCTCTTATGCTCAACAGTAGATTCATAGGTTATATGACATTGGAAAACTACAAAGGTTTTCACAAAGCTCTTTTGAATCAGCGTCACCAACTATAATATACATGGATAAATAACCAATGTTAAAAGAAAAAACTCCGGACAACACTCAGGTAATTGCTGTAAAGCTTATAACTGGCGAAGAGATTATTGCTAGAAAACTAAGCGACGATGATAATCATCTAATTGTTAGTCGACCTCTAGCGATGGTAATGGCTGAGAATCCTGAAAATCCTCAGCAAACTAGAGTTATGTTTACACCATGGATGGTGTCGGCTGGTAAAGAAGTCATCACTATCAAGAACGCTCATGTGGTAGCGGTTTCGCCTGCTAGGGAAGATGCTGCTGAACAATATGAACAAGCTATAATGAGCTGACTATGGGACTTATCAGCAGAGTAAAACTAGCATTACAGGTTTTGATGGCACCTAATGACTTAGAAAAAGTCACAAAAGGAAGTCCTATATTTTATGATCCTGTAAGTCAGAGACTGCTGATTACTGGAGATTTCCAGATACACGCAACTGGTAACTTGATTTTAAGTTCCGATCAACATCTGGTTATCAACAGTGGAAATGATGGGATAGATTATACCCACCAGGTTCATCTGAATCCACCTTTGGAGAGAGAAAATGACATCCAATTTACTCAACCGAGAAGCATTGGAAAACGGGCTCTACAATCCCCCGATTGATCCTAGGGCAATAGCATTACAGGAAATCATGGAGACCCAACCTCCGGGGTCAAATACCAGCCTACAAGAGCCGAGAAAACCTGCCCTATTGAGCGTGAGTGATGTTCCTTTTGAACTCCGTGAGCATGTTGAACAGATCAATTCTCTTGGTGTCTATAATCCTTATCATGGGGTTTTGGCTAACCCAACCTCTTGCTTGATGGATCCTATAAGAGATGATCTAGTTTCCCTTGTCAATTATATGGATGGTCGTTTTAGCGATGACGGAACATGGACTACCTATAGAATTGAATTCTTGGAAGACGTCTATGGACCGGATGGGGATAGTGGAATAATTGGTGATCTAGATTCTTTCGAAGACCATACTGATCGCCTGACCAATAACCTACCAAGTCTTGCTGGTATTGCCCAAGCGGCATTGGCTCTTGATACTGTTATGAATCTTCTCAGTAATCCATGTATTGGTCTAAGTGGATTTCTTGGATCCATTATGGATGAAGGAAAAGCCATACTCAACGACATAAAGAGTGAAATCAATAAAGCGTTGGAAGACGCTAGGGCATGGGTTGATGCTCAGATTGGACCTCTTATTGACGAAATCAAAGCGGCTATCGCGGTAGCCAAAGCTGAAATCGCAAAGTTGATTGCCATGGCAAAAGCAGAGGTGGAAAAGTTTGCCAAAGCGTTGTTGGCGCAAGCCCGACAAGGACTTGCGGATCTAATGGCAAATCTTCCTGATGATCCATGTCTCAGAAGTCTATTAGGAAGTGTGGCCACCGGAGCAGCGGCGGCGGTGATCGGTGGGTAAGCCAGCGGCTCGCTTGGGTGATAAGTGTACCGGGCACGGCGACGCAAAGCCGCGACCAAATCTACAAGGCTCGCCTGATGTTTTTATAAATGGCAAACCTGCGCATAGACAAGGTGATATGTGGGCTTTTCATAAAGATCACACCAGCAAGCTAGCCAGGGGCTCTAGCACTGTTTTTACTAACGGTCGGCAGCAGGGACGAAAAGGTGATCCGGTTATGTGTAAGAGCAAAGTAGCCACTGGTTCACCTAATGTTTTTGTAGGTTAATGCTTGACACGAAGGGCCTGATTTGCTAAGTATGTGTTGCTATTGTTGACTTTTGGTTAATAGCGCGGACTGGACCCGGGGGCGGAACCCGGCAGGTCCACCAAGGATAGTGGCATAAGATTGTGTCTTGTGTTGAACTGCTAGGCAATGCCGGACCTTGCTTTTAGCGAGAAGTAGCTCACCCTAGCAGTGCCACTATCCTTGATGGGCCTGAATTAGGTATCGACAGACGGGCAAACGCTAGAACGAGATAGCAGGGATGGCTCCCTCAAAAGGCCAACGACGTAACTGTCAACGACAACGATGTTGTCGAGGCGCTCGCTGCCTAAGGGTAGCGAGGTTAGGAAAAAGCTACGGTAGATTCCTATGCCTCAACAATCCCTAGGGGATCAACTCCCTAGGTGGCGCATGGTCCCGGCGTAACAACAGAACGGGCCGTTTTTCCTCTACTGATGATAGATACGCAGGTCTATTTCGGATCGTCGCAAAACCCTTCAAATATATTGATTCAGCCTGGTTACACCAGCTAGTAATCGTTTTCTAGCAAGAAACCAGTTGAGGTAATAATGGTCGCAAATTCGTGGGTTATGCGGGCACGACCCGATTCCAAAACCAAAGTTGAAAAATGGCTTGAAGACGAGCAAGTGCAGGGCTATGTCTTGAATCCGGCAGTTGACGGTTTAGAAGTTGGATTTTCAAACATCGACGATGCCTTCAAATTTCGTCTACAGTTTGATAACGAACTAGTCTGAAATCTAAAATCACAGAAAAGTGTGGGCCATCTCGACCCGCACTTTTTCTGTGAGTTTCAAAATGTCAAGAGCTAACAAACAGGCAATATGTAAATTTTTTTAGACGGCTCCAGACTATCCACTAGACTCGTGGATCGTTAGGTTATAGATCATGCTTTAACAGCTATTAACGCATTCATGCTTTTTTAGTTGCGCTCTGCTAGCGTAGAAAATTGAAAAATTTCAAAGAGGTCGTATATGAGCCTTAACAATTACCAAACTGCGATGGGTCTGCTAAAAGCCATGGAAGATGGGCCGCAGTATGCCAAGGTGATTGCCGGGCCGCGAGCAGGAACAATCGGCCGAGTGATGCAGGTTTCCAGCAAATATTATAGCGCTCATGAATATAGGCTCTCGGTAAAGGGCAAGCGGCCCTTTTGGGTAAAGGGCTCGTTTCTTGAGCATTTGGTCAATTGGGCAGGTGGCACCTTTTTTGCTGAAGACAAAGCAACCCCATTCTATAATGACCTCATGGGTCGTCGTATTGAAATCGGCCACACAATCCTGTTTCCTCGCGGCACAGAAGGTGCTCGCGTTGATATGGTAATGGGCACGGTAAAGCAAATCAGTGAAAAGGGAACCATTTATGCCAAGCTCTTTAAAAGTGGGCAAGGCAACGAAGACGTTCTTAGCGCATTGGTTCGTGTTGGTAAGCCCAGTAGCGCAATGATTATCGACAATGGCACAGTAAATCAGGTGATGTTGGCAAAGCTGATGTCCTAACACAAAGGAGACTACCATGGCTAAAGGCCGTGTTCTGCTCGTTGAGGATCAAATCTTGCTTCATCTCTTATAGGAAGACATTTGTGAAGACAACGAGCTGTCTCTTTTAGGACCTGCTACAACCAACTCTGAAGCTGAAACTATCATCAAAGAGCAAGGGGATGAAATCTCTTGTGTGTTTCTTGATGTCGGTCTCAGGGACGAGTCCAGCATCGGAGCAGCCAATATGCTAGCGGCTCTCAATATTCCTGTTGTGGTATGTAGTGGCATGGATTCACAAGAGCTACCTACAGTATTTCAGCAATGGCCCATTTTAACTAAACCCTATAGGGTCTGTGAGATAGAAAAACATCTCAACGCAATATTTTAACGTTACTTTATTGTTAATAATATTTGATTCACTGATTGTGAATAATCACACAGTTCGTCGCAAAAAGAGTTGCGCAATCATTTTTAGTTGCTAAACCTTAATTGGCGGTGGCAAACCCCTCTTTGCTAACCGTTTGGGGACCTGGGTCAGGGTCGCAAATTCTTCCCAGGTCCCCTACCTCTATAATAAGTAGATCGATGAAAGATGATCTATTCTCTTGGCCACCGCCCAGCACCACGGTAGTTAATCTCAAAGAAGATCATTATGACGTCCGTATTGATCGCAAGACCAAATGGGGTAATCCATTTGTGGTTGGTAGAGATGGCACCCGTGAAGAATGTATCAAACAATATGCCGATTGGATTGTTGAGCAGCCGCATTTGATGGATGCCCTTCACGAGCTAAAGGGCAAACGTCTAGGTTGCTGGTGTCACCCACAGGCCTGTCATGGCCAAATATTAGCAAAATTGGCTGATTCAAAAATTATTCCAAAGACTAGTAGCGATTCAATTGACAAGAGGTAAATCCTCTTGTTATGAAGTCCAGCATGGACATGCTGAATTTCATCACCGCAGCAGAAAACACTGCCTTTCTAATCGCCGGCTGTATTGTTATAGCCTTGCTCATCCTGGGAATGATTTCAATCATCTTTGGTATAGGTCATGACCTATTCCAGGTAGACGCTGAAATTGATTTTACCCTGGACGCTAACGGGAATGGTGTCCCGGATTATCTCGAAGCTGGTCATTCTTCAATTTTTCTATGGGTCAACCCTGGCCATGTTCCAAGCACTGTTTTTATTATTCTTTTCTCTGGTATCTACAGTATCTTGGGATATAGCGCACAATGGATCTATAATGGAATCGCTTCGGGTCTATTGCCGGCTCTTCTAGTAGGCCCGGTGGTTCTGGCCTGTACCTTACCAATCGTCAGGTCACTGTCTGCTTCCATCGCTCCGTTACTTCCAAAGGATGAAACAAGCGCGATCAAAGTTGAAAGCTTGATTGGATCAAGTGGAATACTGACTGCTGGACCCACGGGTCCAGTGGACTTTGGAATCGCTAGGTTCACCGATAATTTTGGGACTGATCATAATCTAGTAGTCTGTTCGGAAAGCAACGAACATATTGCTACTGGTTCACAGGTGGTGTTACTAGGGCCACACAAGGATCGTGAAATTGCCTTTATAGTCCGTAAGATCTAACAGGAGAAAGTTTTTGGAAAATCTAGCATTTATTGGTGGCATTGTGGTAGCGGCAATTGTCGTTATTATCACAATGGTTATCTTCATGACCAGGCTCTATCAGCGAGCTTCAAAGGAACAAGCATTCGTCCGAACTGGTATGGGCGGACAGAAAGTCGTCAAGGATGGCGGCGCAATTGTGCTGCCAGTGTTTCATGAAACCATTCCTATCAATATGCAGACCCTGCGTCTGACTGTTGAGCGAAAGGCCAAGGACTCGCTTATCACCAAGGACCGTCTGCGCGTTGATGTCAAGGCTGAGTTCTATGTTCGGGTTTCGCCTGACGATGGCAGCATCGCAGCGGCAGCACAGACACTGGGTCGCCGGACTATGAACCCCCAGCAGCTCAGTGAACTTATTGAAGGTAAGTTCGTTGACGTGCTTCGCGCAGTGGCAGCTGGAATGGACATGCAGGACCTCCACACTCAGCGGGCTGAGTTTGTGAAGACGGTTAAGACCACGGCGGCCGAGGATCTCAAGGCCAACGGTCTTGAACTTGAATCGGTGTCGCTGACTGGTCTTGATCAGACTTCAGTGGAACACTTCAATCCCAACAACGCTTTCGACGCTGAAGGTCTTGCCAAGCTGACGTCGGTCACGGAAACGCGCAAGAAAGAGCGTAACGATATCGAGCAGGAAAACCGTGTTGCCATTGAGCAGCGCAATTTTGAGGCTAACAAGCGTTCTCTGGAAATTCGCCAGCAGGACGAATTTGCCACACTTGAACAGCAGCGTGAAGTTGAAACCCGTCGAGCAGCACAGGAAGCTGAACTTGCGCGAACCCGTGCTGATCGCCAGCGCGAAACTGATCTTGCGGTAATTCATGCCGAGCAGGCCACTGAAGAAGCCAGGGTTGAAAGTGAGCGCAAGATTAAGATTGCGCAGGCTGAAGCTGCTCGAGATCTTGAACTGGCAAGTCAGGATCAGCGAATCAAGGTCGCTGCCAAGTCTCAGGAAGAATCAGAAGCTCGCGCGGCAGCAGACGCAGCCAGGGCTGAAGCGGTTCGGGCCAGCGAAGAGGTTAAGACTGTTGAGGCTACGGCCAAGGCAGAACGAGACCAGCGTGTGGCGGTGATTGCGGCCGAGGGTCGCGCGCAGGAAGATGCAGCGGCAGTTCGTATTCGTGCTGAAGCTGAACTGGCAGCAGCAGATGCGTCGGCCAAGGCCAAGGAACGCCTCATCGAGGCAGAAGCCAAGCGGTATGAAGTTGAGTCGGAAGGTCAGCGCGCCCTCAACGAAGCGGCAAACACAATGTCGCCCGAACAGGCCGCCCTGCAGATTCGACTCAAGCTCATTGAAAAGCTGCCTGCTATTCTTGAGCAGATGGGCAAGCCCATCGAGAAGATTGATAGCTTCCGTGTAGTTCATATGAACGGCGGTATGGGCGGTCAGGCCTCTGGATCTGTTGAGGGAGAAACCGTGGGAAACGGCAGTCCTAATCTCCCTACTCAGATGACTGATGCGCTGCTGAATTATCGACTACAGGTTCCAGTAGTTGACACGCTGGCCAAGGAACTGGGGCTTGATCTAAGCCAGGGTATGAACGGTATGCTGAGCAGCATGGCCGAGGTTATTCCGGTCGGTGAAGCTGTTGCGGCAAAGGCTCCCGCAAAGTCTAATGCTCGTCGGGTCAAGGACGAACCTCTCGCCCCTACTGACAAGGAAGAGCTACAGCGACTTGCTGGGATTCACACTGACGACCAGTGAGCCTCACAGGGCTTCTACGGGAAAGGGTGGCAATTTTGCCACCCTTTCCTTTCTTCCAAAGAAAAGTAGACACGTTGCTATTTAGGAGTATAACTGAGTCTAAATTCAAAGAGGACTTCGATGAAAAATAGCACGATTAGCAAGGTTGCTGCCCTAAGTGGAGCCGCATGTGTATTTGCCGGAGGTATGGCAGCTTTTCCACTAGGCTTTGTAGCAGATCTCGCGCTGGCGACTCCGCTTGCCGCTGCTACTGGTCTAGGTATTTGGTACTGGTGGCCAGGTCGCCGTCCGGTGACGAGCCAAGAGATCAAAGATCTCTATGCCAAAATTGACGGCATTGCCAACACACAAAACAGTGGTGTTACCACTGCCGAGGTAGTGGAAGCTATCCGCGTTGGCACTGAAAAGCTTGAGCGGATCCAACACGAATCTCTTCAGATCCGAGCGCCAAACGTGACTCGTAGGATCAAACATATTGTTGCCCTGGGCTTTAAGATCGTTGAGGACTTCCGACAGGATCCCAAGGATGTCAGACTCGCACAGTCATGGCTCAACAGCTACCTTGATGAGACGATCAATCTGGTCAAGGGGTATGCTCAACTGAGTCGCACCGGTGCTCGCAGCATCGAAGCCCAAAAGCAAATGGCCCAATTCGACGAGCTTCTCGATACAATCGAGCAGAAGTTCCAGGAGTTGCTTGATAAACTCTTGGCCAACGATGTCATGGATTTTGACGTCAATCTTACGGTTATGAAGGGCCGTCTCCAAAATGAAGGAATCTGAAATTATGGCATCTGATCCTACTAAGATCGGCGTGGCTACGGAAACCCCGTCGCTTACCGGTGAACTTCTCTCCACCCCAACTTCTGAGAACGCACTGATCGTTCCTGAAATTGGTTCACAGGAAATCGTTTCGCTGAACGACCAGGCAGGTCGAGCCGGCTCCAAGGTTTCAGTGGAACGCGCCCGTGAACTGGCCAGCAAGATCAATCTGCGCGATAGCCAGTCCATCATCACGTTCGGCGTTGAAGCTCAAAAGGCAACCACTGCGGTATCGGAACAGATGCTCCAGGGAGTTCGCACCAAGGACACTGGCCCGGTGGGTGAACAGATGAACGCAATGGTCCGGGAAATGAAGGGCCTGGACTTTGGCGAGCTGGCTACTGGCAAAAAGCCCGGCTTCCTCAAAAAGCTATTCGGTGGCGCGAGCGTCCTCCAGAAGTTCTTGGACAAATACAAGACGGTTGAAGCTCAGCTGATTGCTAGCGCCAACATTCTCGAAGGTCACCGGGTTCAGATGCTCAAGGATATTGTGGCATTGGACAAGCAATACGAAGCGACCCTCGGACTTCTCGATGCGCTCGATGAACAGATTGCTGCTATCGATTATCTCTTGAATGAGGTCAACACCAAGGAAATCCCAGCACTACAGGCCAAGGCAAACGAAACGCAGGACATGAACGACACCCAGGCGGTGCGCGACATGACTGAAGCTCGTGATTCTCTGGAGCGTAAGCGGGCGGACCTGCTGCTCACTCGTAATGTGACGATCCAGGCACTGCCGAGCATTCGCATCGTTCAGTCCAACGACAAGGGATTGGCAGAGAAGATCCAGACTCAGCTGCTGACGTCGGTTCCCCTTTGGAAGCGCACGATGGCAGTCAGCATCGCAGCATGGCGGGCTGAAGAAGCTGGCAAGGCTTCCAAGGCGGCGACTGATTTTACCAACGATCTGTTGGTGACAAGTGCCAAGCAACTCAATCAGAGCAACAAGGTTGCTCGAACTGAAATCGAACGTGGCATCTTTGATGTCGAAGCAGCGGTTCAGGCAAACGACTTGCTGATGCAGACGATCAATGACAGCATTGATCTTGCTGAACAGGGCAAGGCCAAGCGCGCTGCCGCTGAAACTGCCCTGCAGAGTGCGGAACAGAAGCTCAAGGAAACGCTGCTCAGCGCGGCAAATCGCCAAGCTGCTCTCCGAGCATAATCACCGGAAAGGCCCTGGGAAACTGGGGCCTTTCCCATGACTGGTTGACATTATAGGTGTTTGCCTATATAAGGTCATGTATGAAAAAGTTCACCATCTTGGCTGCTATGGCCTTCGCGTTCTTTGGATCAGCTACTGCTGACGCCAAACTGTCCCAAGCCCGCTATGAATACAATGTCACTGGCGTTTATGACGGTGACACCTTTTACATTGATATGCCAGGTCTTCCCCCGGAACTACGACGTATCGGTGTCCGGGTTCGCGGTATTGATACCGCGGAGATGCGGGGCAAGTGTAATGAAGAACGCCGGACGGCGGCAGGAGCCAAGCTCTTTACTACTCGTATGCTCAAGCTGAGCGGCAATCGGGTCACTCTCCAAGGCCTAAAGTGGGACAAATACGGCGGACGAGTCGGCGCCGATGTTTATCTTTCTAATGGCGAGAGCCTGGCTCAACTGATGATCATACAGGGATATGCTCGCCCATATGCCGGTGGCAAACGCGCAGGATGGTGCTGATATGACTGAAAAGTTCACATTCTTCTATGGTGGCTATGCCAGTCAGTGGGCCTCTAGCTTTTTCACTGTAGACGGGGTCGTCTACAATACCACCGAGCAATATATGATGGCGCAGAAAGCCATCCTCTTTGGCGATGACGACGCTCTTCAGATCATCATGGGGACCGATAACCCAAAGATACAGAAGGCGACAGGCCGGACGGTCAGGAACTTCGATCAGGAAACTTGGGAAAAGAACGCCAAGCTGTTTGTCTATCGTGCCAACTTTGCCAAGTTCACACAGAATGATGAATTTCTTGAGTGGCTTCTATCTACTGATGGAACCACATTGGTAGAAGCCAGTCCCTGGGATAAAATTTGGGGTATTGGTTTGGATTCTAGTGATCCTCGGGCTCTTGATCGTAGCACTTGGCAAGGAACCAACTGGCTGGGTGAGATCATCACACAAGTTCGCCGGGATATCATTACTCTACGCAAGTCGATGGCTCCTACGACCCGACAGGGCTACTCGTTGAAGCCCAGCGCAGCCCTCTGATGTGCGACAGGACTGATCTCTACAAAGATATAGTCAAGCATCTACGGGTGGTCAGGAATGTTTCCTTGGCCCATAAAAAAGCGCTCAACCTCAAGGAAATCGAGCCTGACAACATGACACCTTATGAGCGGGGGAGAATGACCCGTTCTTGTATCCGCTTGGGCTACCATCTGGAAACTTTATTTGTTGACGAAAGTCAGAAAAAGATAGTCTTTGCCTTTTTGACTTACCTAGACGGCATTGGTGTACAAGGCAGTCAATTCAGCAAAGGTGGAATTATGTCTTGGAACAAGCTTTGGCAAAGTGGCGAAGATTTCATCATCAACAGCGACTTCAAATGTTCTGATTTTCAGAATATGATCACTCATGTGGCCAACATGATAGATTCGCCACTAAGCGAAGTCCCTAGAAGGGTATTGCTTCTCAAACTCTCCGTGTAAGCCCCAATCTCGCTAAATAGTCTAAACACCCTACTCTATTAGGAGAGATTTTTATGGGACGACCACTTAACAAGAAGTATTTTGGCACTGGTCCAGGTATGGATTTTCGTGTTCAGGCAAATATCGGATCGGGGCCAACTGAAGGCCATATCGTTCGTCAGCGCGGCTCCAAGCGTTTTGAAGTCAATGCTGGTGGTGACACTGGTGTATGCGCTCTCGTTGATAAAGACATTGCTGATCTACTAACAGGTGAAATGACCCTGAGCGTTCGCGACCTAGATGATAACATCCTGCGCGTTGTGAAGATTTCCGCGCATAAGGCCACGCTAGGCGATGGCAGCGTTGTTGGCTGGCACTTTGCTGATGCCACTGAAGATAAGGTAGAAATCGAAGAGGAAGCTGATACTTTCTCTGACGAAGAACCAGAATAAATCTAGAATAGAAAATGGTCCTGGGAAACTGGGACCATTTTCTTGAGTGAAATTCTGGTTGACATCTCCTCACCTGATTGTAGAAACAGGGCAACAGATGAGGAGATCAACAATGGCAGAAGGCAAGACGTTCGACATTCCGGCAGCAGGTTTTGAATGGTTCAAGGACCAGATGACCCGTATTGGTAAGCGGGCCCAAAAACTTACCGGAGAGCGTCTCTTCATGACCGTTGTGGGTTTTCACTTCGAAGAATCCAAGGATTCCAAGTTCTTCAATCAGAAGATCATGGAAGTATTTGTTTCTTGCCCTGAGCCCAAGCTGGCTGGGTGGGAGTTCGTGGCTCGTATCGACCACGCCAACGAAGCCGGTAATATCGTCCGCACCACTGATGTGCGCGAACTTCCCGAAGAATACCGAACCAGCGAACCCGTTTGCGACCACTGTGGTCACAAGCGTCGTCGGCGCGACACGTTTGTGGTCTTCAACGAAGCTGAAGGATTTCGACAGGTTGGCAGCTCGTGCCTCAAGGATTTCTTGGGGCACGGTGAGGCTGACAAGTGGGCCAAGATGGCTGAGCTTATTGCGAGCTTGGGTGAACTCAAGCGTATGGCCTGGAACAAGGGCGAAGACGGCAGCAGCCTGATCGATCATCGCTGGATTGGTACCGAGATGTTCCTTCAGCTTTGCGCTGAAAGTGTCTTGGATCGCGGCTGGACGAGTAAGAAGCAGGCCAAGGAAACCGGCGGCAAAAGCACTGCCGATGATGTATTCGCAAGAATGCACCAGCAGTTGCCTATTGTAAGCGAAGGTGCTCGTAACCTTGCTATCGCGGCTCGCGACTGGGCAAGCGAGCTCGACGGTGATCTCTCGGACTATGAGCACAATATTCGCGTAGTGGCACTTGCTGAAGCTATCGAGCCTCGCAGCATTGGCATTGCGGCTTCTATCGTTGGTAGCTATTATGCCCGGATGCGTCCCAAGGGGGCTTCCTCCACTTTCCAGGGAGTCAAGGGACAGAAAATGGAGATCGAAGTAACAGTGGACGAAGTTCGCACCCTCGAATTCAGCTATCTCCATAAGATGCGCGATGGGCATGGTAATCGCTTTACGTGGTTTGCCACCAAGCCGGCTCTCAAAAGCCACGTGGGCAAGACCATAAAGATCCGCGGAACGGTCAAGGACCATAATGAATTCAAGGGTAACAAGAGCACAGTGTTGACAAGGGTTAAAGCTCTATGATCAGGAGTGTTTTGGATAACCGTAGATTCAGCTCATGGTTTGAATTCAGACAATTTGCTCTTTCAGTCAATAACGCTGTTTCTGATCGTCGGTGGTCAACCGCATCACCCGAGACCTATCGCCGTCTGCGAATGATTGTTGATCAGTATAAGATTCATAGAAACAATCTCCAAAGCATCAATTCTTTAAAAGGGGTTGAGAATTGGCTTAATGCCAATCCATTGCCACTCAATAACGTGCCTTTGAATCACCTTGACATGGACGAAAAGATATTTTTCCGTCCACGAAATATGGAATTTAGAAACATGGTTGTCGATGATATCGACACCATATTCTATATTGGATTGAATGATGACGAAGAAGTCTTTGGTAAAGGATGGTCTGGCCAACTCAGAGTCAGATTTCCAGAAAATTCAAAAAATCTTACACAAAGGCTCAAACAGAGCCTAGGGGCGTATGGTATATACTCACTTGAGATAACCTATGTCCCTGATCTGGGAGATCCACATTATATCTTCTATGTTGCTTTGCTTGAGCGGGACTTTAAATTTAAGAATTTCAATGAAGCGGAGTGGCATCAAATAGACCCCGAGGATGACGATTATTTTAATTCTTTGGGGATTGACGATATTGAAAAACATGAACTAGAGCGAATGTTTGACGACGACGCTCAATATTTTGATATGGGGTTTGATGATGGATTTGAGTAATATGTCATCCCGTCATATCGTCAAAACTGCGGTAGGACGTAGAATGCGAGAAATAGAGTTTTGGCTAAGAGAAGCAAACTTGGAAATTGTCCAAGATTATGACTATCTGGGTCGTGAGAGAGCTCGAGATGTCTTTGCCTTTGAAAGCAAACAGACTGCTATTCTTTTCAAGTTGACCTTTGGTAGTGAATAGACTACGGTTGTGATGCTATGGAGATTTCAAAATGGAACATGGAAAGAATCGAGGAATTCAAGAACGACTCGTTGTTGGAGCAGTCCGATTCGTCATGTTTCCCATCTTCGTTCTACGAGACATCTACAATCATATCCCCAGTAAGCCAGACAAATAAGATTCATGCCGGTCATCTTGATCATATGACGTATAGTCAGGTTATACGAGCCGGTGTCAATCGAAAGTGGCCGACTTCCGAACAAAAGGAATGGTGGTATACCAAATTTACTATGAGCAGGCGTAAAAAGCTTATCAAACTCTTCAACCAACAGGATGGACGTTGCGTATTTTGTAATTGTCAAACCTGGCTACCTGTTGAGGGTGTTAAAAAACAGCGCCCACCCGAGGGTATGTTGGTCAAGCAAATGGCAACAGTGGATCATAAGATCCCTCAGATGTACGGTGGCACCGACAAGTTCAGCAACCTCGCTATGGCCTGCACTCGGTGCAACAGCGACCGGCAGACCGAACCCTTTGAAGATTTCCTCAAAGCTCGCAAGGATCCCATTATTTGGGAAAAGCGTAACCGCAAGTTGATGCACCAACAGCAGGAGCGCGCCACCGACAGAAACAAAAAGTCTGAGGAGCGGAGACAGCAGCGTATTCGGCAGCTTGCTATGGTATTTTTGTTTCGCCCTGATCTTGCTGAAGAATTCAAAGCCAGAATGCTGACAATAAAATCAAATAGGTTGACGTCTCCCGAATAGGTGTTAGAACTACCCTTGTAACAAAGAGGAGATCGAAATGCTGGACAAGCTGATGACATCGGAAACGCGCAAGCTGGGCAAGGCTTTCGACATGGCCGGTTTCGAGATCCGTTTTGTTGGTGGTTGTGTTCGCGATGCCCTGCTGGGTGTGGTTCCCAAGGATGTGGACTTCTGCACCGACGCAACGCCCGACGAGATGAAGGCCATTGCCAACACCAACAAGTTCAAGTTCCTGCCCACTGGCGTGGCGCACGGCACGGCAACGCTGGTCGTTGATGACGAACCCTTTGAAGTCACCACCCTGCGGGTTGACGTTGACACTGACGGTCGACACGCCGAGGTTGAGTTCACGCGGTCCTTTGAGGTCGATGCTGAACGGCGCGACCTGACCATCAACGCAATGAGCATGGACTTCAACGGTCTGGTTTACGACTACTTTGGTGGTCGTGAGGATCTGAAGAATAAGGTTGTGCGCTTTGTTGGTGTTTCGGAACTGCGGGTCCAGGAGGATTACCTGCGTATCCTGCGCTATTTCCGTTTTGCTGCTCGCTTCGACAGCACGATGAGCCAGGACGATCTGGATCTGTTCAGCGATGCCGACGTTCTGGACAAGCTGAATCTGGTCAGTGTGGAGCGGTTCTGGCAGGAAATGAGCAAGCTGCTGGATCCCAAGATGCCGGCTCGGGTTCGGATTGTTGACGCGATGTTCAAGACGGGTGTCAACCGTGCGCTGGGTGTTTTCCGGTTCAACCCTGTTGAACTGGCTCGGTCAGACGATGCGGTTGCTGCTCTGTCGACGCTGATCGCCAACACCGATGAAGAGAACTTCTTCAAGTTCTGGAAGCTGAGCAGTGCCGAAGAAGCCAAGGTGCGCAACCTGATTCGCAATCGCGGTCTGAACTGGACCGAAGAGCGGGTTGAGGTTATGCTGACTCGCGACAAGTTCCCCCTGGATCATGTGGTTTCCATGCTGGAGATCGCAGGCGAGCCCTCGCTGGCACGTCATGCCGAGGCTTTCAAGGTTCCCACTTTCCCGGTAACGGGCAAGGACCTGCTGGCACTGGGTATGAAGCCTGGTCCGGCAATGGGTCAGCGTCTGCGGATGCTGGAAAATGCCTGGGTTTTCAGTCGGTTTACTCGAACCAAGGAAGAACTACTGGCTATCGAGTAATGGTTTCTGTCAGTGTTCCTAGATCCAATACACGAGTCTGGGAACCTACTGGACGGGTCAAGCTAACTCAGGAAGCTGAGCAATGGCTTGAGACCACAGTAGGTTCCCAGCAGTTTCGCCATCCTGATCAACCTGAATACTATCCAGTCCGATCACACTGGGTGATTATAAACTCATATCACAGCTTGTCTTCGGCTAACGGAACTCGCATTTTCTTCAGCGACAAAGATCATGCGGTTCTATTCAAGTTGACGTTTCTATGATCCTTAAAATTCTAATACCGCTACCTAATGATAGGGTCTATACGAATCTAGATCGAAATGGATTCCCACAGGAAATTCATCAAGATGTCAAAGACTGGTTTACTACCAATCTTCGCGGTTCTATGTATAGAAGATCTACCTATGTTGATGGGCTATATGTGGGTGAGACTTGGGTCTTCAGTGATGCCAATACCGCAATGCTGTTCAAGCTAACGTTCCTATGAAAAAGTATCATGTCACAGTGCCGGCCAATAATCCAACGGTAATCAGGGGACGAAGAAATAATCCAGTGGCGACTCCTTTATTCAAACAATGGATGAAGGATCACAATACTGGTCGAGTTACGACCTCGGGATGGAACTTAGTTAAAACACCTGAACCTCATTTTGTGGTAACTTGGTATTTTAAAAAGCTTGACCATGCTTTGCTGTTTAAACTAACTTTCCTATGAATATATTTCTTTACAATCGCAGCGAAACATTCAGGAACAAGACTGGGTTTTTCTCTGTTACCCTACCAGTAAATCACCCTGAGATTGAATCGTCATCATCGGTGCCATCGTTATCTGACGAGATGCGCAGGTGGATAAGGGACCACTGCGAAAATGATGTCTATGTTTCAACCTATGAGCCAATATACATCAATGGCAACGACATCGCTTTTCAATTTGTGGTTGACATCTGGTTTTCTGATGTCAATGAAGCTATATTGTTCAAGTTGACATGGAGTGGGCAGTGAGTCGGAAATATTGGGATATCAAGCACCGGCTGACTCCCACAGACCACCAGCGTCTTAGTGTCTGGAGACATCCCCATCGCCAGTCCCTCAAATATTACCAATATCGGATTGGACTGGTTCGCAAACCCAATATGGAAGAAACCATTTGGTTGAACAAACATACCAAAGCTTGTTACTCCATTGATAATACGACGACACCTCTCAATATATCTTTTGAAAACAAGCAAGATGCTATCTATTTCAAGTTAGTATGGCTAGGAACGCTTGCCTGTAAAACCCATTAGTCAGAGGATCAATTATGTATGACATTGAGGTAATCGACGGATCCAACTACGCGGTGATAAGCGAAGGATCACCTGCCTATGAATTTCTCAAAGTCATGAATTCCAGGTTGGTAATGAAGAAGTTGGCAAGCGAACCAGGCCAAGAGCTTTTTCTAACAGTCAGGGAGGTTGCTCCTATCTGTCGAGGCTTCAGGATTACTGAACTTCGCCGCCTTGAAAAAATTGGACTGATCAAGTCTGGCATAGATTGGAACTGGTCCGATGACGCCCCCAAACCTATCAGTATGGAAACCTATACGTTCACCCCATATGGTCTAGACATCATGCGTCATATCAAAGAAAATGGCGGTGATGTAGAGATCGAGATTTAAGGTTTCTCACCTAGCGGGTGATCTGGGATACAGGAGTCCCGCTGAACGCAAAGCATACACTTATCGTAGGGCACTGACGCTTTATCGATCGCATCGATGATTTGGTGCTTGAAAGCCTCGAGAGAGATCATGATCGCCCCAGAAATCATTTGATTGATTTGGCTCTCAATCTGCCCATTTGCGTATTTGGTACCAGAGTCAGCGTACATGGACGCCAAAGCTTCTTTGAGCTTATCAGCATCTATATAGCGGGTTTGATTGTTACTTCCCATGATCCACCGTTTGAGAGTTGTTTGACCGATCTTACCAGAGCGTTTTTCTCTAGCCATCTTGGTAGTTCTTGGTTGATTTGTCCGGAACGTCCGGTGATGATAATCAACCTCTTATATCCATTCTGAGAACCCTGATAGATATGTTCCTGTACTCTACCAAAAGCGTCGTGTATTGTAGCGCCGTGTAGGTCCATACGAGGGCTAAAAGGAACGCTACGGGGCTCGGCTACCCTAAGTCGAGCGAGGTTCTCACAGGGCTTCTCTGGGCGATTATCCAGAGGTGTCACATCCTTGGTAACCTGATCCCAAATAGCTTGGTCCTGTGGTGTTAAATTCTGTGACATATTGGACCTTATATGGTTCAATTCTGGTGAAGTCTATATTGCAGATTTTTGTCCAGTTCTATATAAATGAATGATAGAGGACGACGACTCATCCCTCTTTAAAGATTCTGTGTCACGAAAATGAGAACCATAAAAATGGCAAAGTTTCAATCTACCAAGACCTACGGAACCGACCGTGGTCTCTCCTGTTGCTTCCGTCAGTGGAAGGCAAATCACTCGCACTGTTCTACGCTTCACGGATATAGTCTGGGCTTCAAGTTTGTCTTTGAATCAGAGACCCTTGATGAAAAGAACTGGTGTTTTGATTTTGGCGGTATGAAGCCAATTAAGGAATACCTAGACTATATGTTTGATCACACTATCTTGGTCGCCAAGGATGATCCGGCCCTTGAAAAGTTCAAAGAGCTAGCCAGCTTTTCCATTCATTCTGTTTACGATGGCCTAGAACCTGACTCCGAAGCTGAGCCTTTTGAAGAAGGAAGGGTATGTAACCTCAGGATCGTTCCTGGTGTAGGATGTGAACTAACAGCAAAGTTGGTTTATGACAAAGCATCTGAACTACTGGAAAAGATGAAGACTGGCGAATTGGGTCGTTATGCTGTCAATCCGGACGTTCGTCTTGTTTCGGTGGAATGTTTTGAACATGGTTCAAATTCAGCCTTGTATATTGGCTGATTTATCAGACTATCCGAAAACTATAGAGCCCGCCCTTATTAGGGGCGGGCTCTTCTTTCTTTTGAGTTTGTGGAAATCCTAGTTGCTGCCAGGCAACCTCGCGAACCAGTGGGCTCCGATACGAACTTTGTTAACCAGGTTTCTAGCCCATGATTGATTGAGCGATCGACTAAAATGTGTCGCTCCGTTCGTAGGATCATTCATTCTCTCACCTGTAAGAATCAGGGCAGCTTTGCGTTGGCTTTCTGCCCATGCTGACTTCTCACGCGGTATCTGTGCTTTCATTGGCTTACGAGTCCAAGAGAACTGGCTTGGCGACCAAACAACAGCACAAACCGAACGAGCACGAAACGCGCTCCGTTTTGTTCTATTGATAGTCACAAACGCCACCGCCCACTGATCTCGAGAAGTCCCCCCTCGAATCTCATGATAGATGTTAAGTGCCATACATAACATCTGGTCCTGATCGGTCGCATTGGCTTGCTGAATCTGAGGAATCAGTGGTCCAGCTTTGCGAACCGCAGTATGCAGCCCCTGGTATCTAGTAAGTGTTCCTGCTTCGGCTGGTTTTGGCGTTAGCAAACAGAACAAGAAAAGCATCATTAATCCAAAAAATCTCAACCATCACCTCATGAATTGTTGATCCGAACTCCCTTTATACCTCGGAGAGAGGTTGGATGTCAACAAAACCTACAAGGTATGTCGGTCATCCAAGCTCAGAAGTTGCTCACCTACGATGAGTTTGAACATGAGAACATCTGATAGCTTATCCAAATAGAGAAAGGTGCGTGGTTTTGTTACCAGCTTGACTGGGCCTGATAGCTTATCAAGTTCAGCAACATTGTCAGCATCCAATCCCCATTTTGAATCTTTAAACTCGAACCGCCATCCGAACTCTCCATAAAACTTCGCTTTGGGGCGAGGCTTGGGAAGACTAAGATGCCAGCACGATCTGTCGACAATGCGGATATGATTGAATGTAAACATGGACTGATGACGGATGAACCAGCGAAGCATATTAGGATCGCTGGAAAAAGCATTAAACTGATAGGTCCGCTGATTGCTTTGAATTGTGGCATTCATGGGTTCAAAAACTCCATGAAGAAATTGTTTGATTTCCCGCCAATCGCCCCAATGGGCCAGATTCAAAGATAAGCCAATACTATAGGCGTACTGCCCAAAGTATAGTGGTCTGCGAAGAGTCTCGATCTGTGACTCATCTAGCAGGCTACGATCTACCAACGCATTACACGCTTTATGGATTCTCTGTTCAAAGGTCCAAGGCATTCGTTCTGTCTAGCAAAGTCTCCTTTCTATCACAATACTTATCTAGAAGCTTGACAGACGTTATCTAGAGTATACAACCTGTCTTGTGATAGGAGGCTTCATGGATACCGAGGTTGATACTCAATTACTGGATGAAATAAGTCAGCAGTTTCTGAGAGTAGTCAACCTTACGTTTGGAGCGGAGACCGCCAATCAAGCGATTTCTGCGCTTGAAGGAACGCTGGGCAAGGCATGGAAGGATCGTGTGGTCCTCAACAAGCTATCCAATCTATATCAAGTCACTAGCAGAATTTCATTTCGCCTTGTTGATGATGCTCTTTATCGAAGCGGTGGATCCGGCATTGGATTCAAGATCCGGGCCATAAAGAGCCTGCGGAGCATGACCAATTTGGGCTTGGTGGCATCAAAGGCGGCTATCGAAAGAGCAGAGACATCAGTCCAAATTGCTGAACTGGAACGTTCGGCAGGTGAGGATTCGCTGGGTCGTGAAAAGAGTATACTGGACGGCATAGAAGAGCTGCGCCAGTGTGGATTTGAGGTCAACTTCGCATGAGTATTCTTGCTGATATCCGTAAACAGTTGATGGGTAAATCTGAGTCAACTGAGCAGGAGATTCTTAGTGAGGGTTCTGCTATCACGGATATGTGGAATCAAATACAAGATCTCAAGCTGGAAATGAATCAAGCAAAACGATTGGCAGCAGAAGAAGCCGCCAAACCATATCTTGAAGCAATCGAAAAGATCGAAAAGCGATATGCGATGTTTTTGAAACTTCAAAGCTAAAAGAGGGATTTATGAGTAAGATTTCAGCTGACAACAAAGATATCAAATTCCCTTCACATCATTATGTGGGGTTTCAAAGCCGCCCTTCTCAGGATAACTGCCCGCTTGGGTTTATGACTCCAGACGGCACTGACGCTGCGGCTAAGAAGCGCAAGGAAAGTGTCGACAAATGGGCAACTCCATATCAGTATCATGGTCAGCCCAAACAGGAAAAAGTCCCCAGTGTTACCTATGAAAACAAGCCCATGGTGGGTTTCAAGCTTTCACGAGAAATTCGGCGTTCAAGTAGCTTTGGGCAAGGAAATGTCAAATGGCGGATTGAAGACCCGCGTGGGTTTGAGCTGGAAATTTCCAGCCCCAACTTTGCTCAGATCATCATGAACTGTACCCTGGAAAGGGGTGAGATTCAGGAACAGTTGATTTGGGGTCGGCTCGGATCAGAGAATGTTTTGGTTCCTGTTGATAGTGATGCCTATCGCGCCGCTCAGCAGAATACGGAGCGAGTAGCCAAGAAGGCCAGCCTCAAAGACCTCAAGCTTGGCGACAAAGTTGTCATGCAGAACGGCAACGAAGGAATCTTCTACGGAAAGTTTTATCTCATTTATAGCTCTTATAGCCACTCCAGTATTGCTCAGATACTAGGTGACAAACAACGCTGGCTCTTCAAGAACGGTGATAGCTGGGATAGCGTCGCAACGCCCAAGTTGGCTGAAATCATTCCCGGAGACGGCTCTCTGACGCAGGAAGCCGCCGAGAAAGAGATCAATGCGGCTTGTATCAAGACTATTAAGACCAACCATTATCATTCAGCTGTAAGCGAAACTAGCCCCAGCTACCGGGGTCGAATTTCAGCTGTAACAACCCAGCCGCCAAAAAAAGTGATCTGATCATTATACCGGAGACTCTGCCGTTTGTGGAAGCCAGCAAATATAAAAAGGGGATATTCTTTGGCTTCATGCCTGGACAGAAAGATCGCTGGTGCTCTTTCTCGATGAATCAGTATCATGAAACTTGTGCTCGAAATCGCAACGGTTTTGATAAAGTTTGGATCTATTCATGGGACAAGGACAAAATCGATAACGATTGTGAGTTTGTCAGCACCCAACCGGCAAGAACCCTTAGTTATGGATATAACCGAAGTCTACACGAGCCTGAACGTCAACCACATACCCACATGCCTGATGAGGTGACCAAGTATACTATCAAGATCAAGACCACCCATAGTGGAGATATCGTGTTGGTGGATGATAACTTTGATTACTGATAAAGAAATGGGGAGGCTGAGCCTCCCCATTTGCTTAGAACTTGGTCTTTTTTAGAGCCTCTACTTCTGATCGGTAGATGGACTTTCGCTCCTCAGGATCCTTTAGAATACGCTTGTATTCCTTAATGTTAGCTTCTAGCTCTTTGATTTTGGCCAAAACATCACCATACGCATCCTTGGTCCAACGATGAGCTGGGAGATTGACGATGCGGTCAATACGCTTGTTATCAAGGGCAAGCTTTGATGTAACGTTGTTGACGTCCTGATCTAGTTCAGATCGACTCTTGATAGCACCTAGTCGAGCAGGAAGTTTATCATCAAAGCAAAGCTTGACCCCCTTCCAAAAACCTAGTTCGTATTCGTCCTTGGCCACCTTGTTTTCATAACGGGTCTTATACCATCCCAGGCGCCATTCAACGAAGTCTTCAACGAGCTTTTCGGCGCTTTCATACTGACGAATAGAAGATCCATTCCAGTCGATAACGACAATACGCTCTGACTTCTTCTGTTTGAGTTTGAAATATTCAATAGCTCTAGTAAGAGACCAACCCTTACAAGATCCTCTAGCCATTTTGATTGTGATATCAATGGTATCGGTTGAACGATCAGTATATGAAGAAATCTTATTTTCGTCTTCATAGGTGTTGAGACGTTCTTTGAATTTCTCTAACGTGAGTTCTGGAGGCAGTTCGGTAACTTTGATCGTGCTAGTATCAACAATCTCCAACTTACCAGTGAACTCCCAAGAATTATCCTCTAGGTGTTTGACCCCCACGTCGTAGAGATCATAGGAGGGAGGAATACGCTTGATCTTTTTTCCGTCTAAAATGGCCAATGTGGCGTCTACGAGGCTCTTAAAGGATCTGGGTAAGATCTCGGTAGACCAACCAACAGCAATGCCTGAGACTCCATTTAAGAGCACTGTTGGGATGAGGGGAAGGAAGTTTTGGGGTTCGATAGTGGAACCGTCATAATTTTCTTTGACCGGTACGATATCAAGATCCATAAACATAAGATCTTGGGCCGCTTTTCCACGTTTGACATAGGTATATCGCGGAGCGCCGATACCGTCTACCGGTGCCACTCGGGTTCCAAACGAACCAATACCTTCCAAAAGTGGAACATTGTTAACATATGGAGCAGCCAACATGCTGATAGCCCCGGCCGCACTTTGGTCACCGTGTAGATAAAGGCCACTGGAAATCATTTCACCGGCTAGCGAAACGGTTTTTGTTTTATCTGATCTATTGCGAACCAACCATAACGCCTTACGTTGGGCGTCTTTGAGACCGTCAGCAACTTTTGGAATAGCCCTAGACTCACAGGTATAAACAGAATACTCTCTTGAAGTATCCAAAATGTATTGACTAGATGTCTGATTCATTATTTATGCCTCTAAAAGGTTCACCAGTCTCCCATACTGCTATAACAGTATATCCGGCATTCTGGATATCGTTAATCCGATCAATAGTGTTCTGATAGAGTTCGCCGTAGGTCTTCTTAGTTACTCGGTTCATTTCAGTCTGATCAAAATATTTAGGATGACCGTGCCAGAAAATACCTAGGAACTCGTAGACGGTATCACCATCTAAGCCATCAACAAAATAGGACTTTCCACTCTTACCAACGACACCCTTCTGACGATGATCTATACCTTGTTCGTCGAGCCATTTAGTTTCACCGTTGGAAACGTTCTTACAACGATTCTTTCCATATTTGCGCTCACAAGTAAGTATCATCTTCTGCCTGAATTCTTCACACTTTCCAGGATTGTCTACTCCATAGCGTTCAAGAAGAGTTGCCTTCAGTCTAGATTGAAACTCGTCAGTGCTGAACCAATGTTCTTTACCAAAACTTTCTAGGTTACGCTGTCTTTGTTGATTCATCAGATCTGCATCTTTTGTCCAATGGTCGACACCGAGACGATTCAAATAGGTCTGACGTTTACGTTCTTGAATCTCTTCAGAGAAAGATGGATTAGTCACACCATAGTTCTGCTTCAGCGTATCAGACGCCTTGGCTCTGAACATCTGACTAGTCACGACATACTCAGATCCATATTTAGAAAGATTTGTTTCTCGAACCTTTCTATTAATCTCCTCACTTTTGCGAGGATTGTCAACTCCATATTTGTCCAAGTATGCTTGCTTTTTCTTGTCCTTAACTGCGGAGCAACCATTGCTGCTCTTCGAGCAGCACCATTTACCAATCTTCAATTTGAAGATCGCGGGACTATTACAGCCATATTCGCATTTGCTCATAGATACCTCACTTAGAAGTATTTATCACAAACATAGATGGCGGCTTTCACAAACGTAAATTGAGTATTCGCGACTGGTGTCTAGGATATAATCTGATGAGCTATTTTGATTCATTAGAGGCCTCTGTTTATGTGTGTATTTTACTTATTACACCAGGGGCACGTCTATATTTAGGTTAGCAGAGATCTCCACCAGGACGAGGCACAGGATCGTTCTCCATAACAGATTCCTTGCTGGTCCAACTGAGTATGAATAATGCTGCTAGTCCACGGTTGGGCATATAGAATTCAATATGACCAGGACAGGTGTTTATATCATATCGTGGACGCTTGCCCATATACTCAATAAACCATTCGACCATATCAGTTCTGAGGCCAACACTAACCATTAGTTGGTTTATGTCATTAAAGTAGTGAAATCGCTGCGAGCAGAGATCATATGGGAGTCTACAGGTTATCATACCAGGTCAGCTTGAAAATTAAGGCTTTGTGACGATCCCTGATTCGGAAATCTAGATAAAGGCTTCCTCCCTTGAAGCTAGAATATCCTTTTTCCCATCTGCTTCCTTGGTATAGCCAATCACCATGACCCTCCTCCCAGAAATGGTGAGGAGCAGTATCTCCAACATTTCTGTCTAACCAATCCTTGAGATCCAAAGAAAAGCCATGTCGATGAAAGCCGTTTACTTTACCGCTATATGGGCTCTGAGAAGGTCCTGGAATGCTTATTTTGTATCCTTGGGTCAGTTTGATACTTTTGCCTATATGATCCGGTATTGAGCGACCGGTAGGCCCTATAGACGTCCCATCCAAGTCAGTTTGAACAATAATGCCTGACTCGCTGATCTGAACTGGAGAGTCACGGTCTGTTGTGAGCGATTCTTGCGACTCTGGCTTCCTAAATAAATCCACTGACCATCCTCGGGGTTTCCGTTGTCCCAAAGCTCACGATTTTGACATTGGGGGCCAAAGGTTTGCTTTAGCCATTGATGAGCTTCATGGGATATACCATGTTTCCAATAGAAATTGCGTGAATCGAATCTATACTTGAATTTTTGATCGATGAATCCAATCCTCAGACGTGTTCCAGAGACTACCCTAACGGATACTCTCTCTGCGCCCTCATGCGCTGGGCCAGGCTCAATCTCCTCCACACGCGATCTTTAGCATCAAGGCGTCCGCTTTCCTAGCCATATAGAATGGAGGCGGAGGACCAGCTATGATTTTCCCACCGTATGGTCCCGGAGCAGTGCTAAAGTCGACCCGTCTAGTCTGGTAGACATAGTCACATGCCTTATATGAGATTCCAAAGAATGATGCTTCCGGCAAATTTACTAGAAAATTCTGAACCTTAGAGCGCATCACATAAAATGGTCCCTGAAGCTCTTCGCCCCTCAACGGACCACCTCCGGCCTGAGTCTGATGCTTGGCATAAGCCTCGCTCCAGTCAACTCGATAGGGTCTTAGGATTCGCCACCAAACCCTAGTTATTTTCATCTCGGACACTTATTTGCCTCCAAACATCATCTTAAACAACACCGCTTCAGAAGTTTTGGCAAAAGACCACCGAGAATACCCGGCAGAATACCACTCATGAGAGCAGTAGGTTTCGCACCATTCCTCCATTTCATAAAGCATCTGACGAACGGCCTCGCGTTCGTTTATGGCATTGAGAGAACGACCCGACTGGGTATCGGGATAATGAATCGTGACTTCAGCAGCCTGTGGCCACTGGCTTCGTTTCCCCTTGTACTTACGGGGAGGGCTCCAAGACATAATAATACTCCAGGAAGCGGGATTGCTTCCTAGTGTTCGCTGTGAAGGGCTGCTCGATAACTCATATGCCCTCTTCTAAGCTCTTACTTGATTACGTCAACCGATACTATGGTATCAATGGACTCGCCGTTGTTTTCGTTCTTGATCCATCGCTTTGCGGCAGCTCTTGCTTTGTGCTCATCAAAATTATAAGCCCAAAAGACGTTTCTGACGTTGTTACCGTTTGGAAACAATGATGAAATCGTAATTTTCCATAATCTACAACTAAACATAATGTTACCCATGGGTTAACTTAAAAAGCAATGCGTCACTTGGGTTATCAAACCAAATCTCTAATCTAGAGGTGGGGTTGAGTTGATAGCTTCCTGAACAATTTTCAAAGCACCATTGACCACACGTATCTAGTATTTCATCAGCTAGATTACTCAAACTCATAGGGCATCGGCCTTCTAGCTTGGCATTGTCTAAAAGGCGCGAAGCTATAGACGAGCCAAGACCTACAGAAATAATCCAGTAATGTTTGTTATCAACATCACATTCAAAGACACTGCTACTCAAGGGGAACCTCCCCATCTAAGCTTGAAAATCATAGCATCTTGCTCATCGGCAAAATATACTCTGAACTGATGTCTTTGAATAGAACTAAACATATTCGTGGGATGGTCCTCAGTGCCACATCGTGGCATCTTGCCCTGGCCGCTTATGACGACAATACTATTGGTCATTTCTTCTAGCCATTCCCTGACTTCTCGCTTTTTATCCTTTAGGTTAAGGCAAAAGCTTATGGTTTCAGGATCCAGATACCAACCTACTTGATCTTCCCGATCCACTATGTAGATTTTCTGATTCATTGGAACCACGCTAACTCAAAACGTTCAGCGTCCGTTTTGGTTTGAAACCAAGCAGTGAATTCAACAGATCTGTTGAGCTTTCCCTTGGAACCATTAAACAACACAAAATCATATTGCATATGATGAACCAGGTGTTCCCGAGCCCATTTACAAATGATTTCCTCATTGAATTTCATGTCAGAGAACGTGATTACTTTTTTGAATAGCAGCTTTTTTGGCGGAGTGCCATTTCGGTGAACCGTTCCCATCACAACCTCAACTTGAAAATCATTGCGTGTTCTTTCGAAGGAAAGGCCAGACCGTGGAGATCTTGTCTTCCTCTGTAGATAAAGGCCACCTTGTTTTTGATACCCATATCTTCCAGTAGGGCCCAGGCTCGAAAATATTGATCAGATCCCAAAGATATAGGGGGATTGAATCTTAGATATCCAGGATCGGGCGGTCTAGGCATTGTGCCATCTCAACTTAAAAAGCATAGCATCTGCTGATTCAGCAAATGTTATTTGAATAGCGATCTGAGTATAGCCAAGACCAAAATGTCTTATTCCACTATTCTTACACCAGTGACTTAGTTCGTCAATAATTCTGGTAGCAAATTGGTTCCACGATTTTTCATAGGTTTCTAGAATTTGAAATTCTACACCCAAGAGTTCGCCTAGTCGCCAGGCATTAATAGAGCTTCCTGCATCTTGGCGACTTCTGGTGAAAACAAACTGCTTCACTCTCCTCCCCAAATCAGTTTGAAAAGTAAAGCTTTTCTTCTATCTTTGAACATGAATTTTCTATAATCTGATAGTCTGCCATCTTGCCATTCAAACCCTAGATAACACCATTGATAATCATCGTCGTCATGTGATAGAAGCCAAGCGTGAAAATTGTAGAGGCCTTTACCAACATTAGTCTCTAGCCATTCAACACACTCGTTGCTCAACTTTGATGGGGCATAGTCGTTGTTTGATGGACTCCTAGATGCCATCCAAATTGTTATGTAGTCGTAATCTGATTCCATTATCCACCCCAGGTAAGCTTAAACAGAACCGCGTCAGACTGGTTTGTAAAGGCAAAGCCTGATTTACCCCTGATATTGACCGGTCTTGGAACCGAAGAGCAGTGGTGTCGACACCATCTCTGTATGACAGCAAGACCATAGTTTATCTGGTGGGCGTCAACCCCATTGGGGGTGTTGGAAAGATCAACACCCCCAATTTCCGCAATTCGCTCTAGTGTTATAAAGGCAATTATGTCATCTTCACTAGGGGAATACCATATTGAAAGCCAGTCATGATAGCTCATTGGTCACCAAGATTCAGAGTCCAATCCACGCCTTGCGATCGTCTGAACGTTTGCTATTGAAAATCAAATCTAGAGTTTCACCAATTTTGCCATCATCCAAGACCGGATATACTTCTGGGTTCTTTAAGCTATATTCCCAATCTTCCCTAGTTAGCGTTCCAAGCCCCTTGGCCCGCGTGATGGTCCAACCACTATATTCTTCAGGTTTGAACTCATGATAGTTGTGGGCATACCAATATTTGCGAGTCTTACCCTTTTCCGCAATAATAAAGGGAGTTCGGAAAATATGAACAAAGGGTTCCTGATTGGGATCAAACAGCTCAGGCCAATAAGTGTGGAAAAAGTTGATCATCAAAGCGCCAATGTTCAAACCGTCAGGATCCATGTCGTGCGCAATGTAAACCTTACCATAACGCAAAGCACCACGGTGCGCCTTTTGGCCAATAATCAGCCCCAAGCAATTCATGATGTCAGCGAGCTCTTTGTTCTCGATAACCCTCTTGGGCATTTCACCGTTAACGTTGAGAACCTTGCCTTTCATGCCGAGACCGCCATGTAGATCAGGATCGCGGGCGGCACCCATTCCTGAGATGGCTGATTCACCCTCTGCTAGAAATAGGATACATTTGGATCTATCTTGACCCGCAGCGTCCATGAGACGAGGAACCTTATTACGAAGGTTCTTCTTAGCAGCCTTTGCTAAATCCCCAAGATCCTTTTTCATCGTACGCTCTGCGCAACGCTTGTAGATCTCTTCAATCCACTCTTTGTTCTTCTTGATGAAGTCCTTGTAGAGTTCTGGGTTATCGAGGTGATCCTTGAGGATCTTACCTACCTCTTCGTTGATCAGTCGAGTCTTGCTCTGGCTGTCAAAGTTAGGGGCGCGCATGTTTGTGATATTATAAATCAGAACACCCTCAGTGACGTCACTGCGGTTTGGGCTCAGCTTGCGACGCTTGCTTTCACGCTCCAGCGCGGTCAGAAGATTTCCATAGAACAAACGACGGAATGTGTCGATGTGAACCCCGCCGTTGAACGCGGGAATGTTGTTTACAATCGTGTGAACGTGTTCACCGCCATCAATCCAGTTAGGCACAATCCAAAAGCGCGAACGGAACGTGTCTTCCTTTACCTCAAGAGCAATAGGCTTCAAACCAGGAAACAAACTTTGCTCTGGGCGGGGCTTTACCTTGATCTGTTCACCATTGTAATAGACTTTGATAAGAGGATTACAGATCGCGACCTCTGTTACTCTGGTCCTGATGAATTCCTCAGGTAGTGTTAGGTCAGGAAATACTTCGTCTGAAAGTTTGAATGTAATCTTGGTTCCGTTCTTACCTTGCTTCTTGGTGATTTTAGCTTTACCAACTTGAAGCTCATCACCGAAAACCGCATTGCCTTGCGTGAACTCTTGTTGAAAACGTTCACCGTCCTTGTTGATTTCCATTCGGAAATATTCTGAACAAAAGTTTACAACCGACGCACCAATACCATTGGTGCCTGCTACTTCGCCACGCTCCTCAAAGTTTCGACCAGCTCGCGCTTCGGTCATAACCAAGGTAGCAAGATGCATCTTATGTGATTCATCATAGGTAAAGGGGATACCACGCCCGTCATCAGAAATACTGATTTCCCTAGTCTTGACGTCGTAGTTTACGTCAATCCTGGATCCGTGTCCATGGCCTACCACCTCATCCAAGGCATTGTCTAGAACTTCTCTGAAAGCCGTATAGGTTGCCGGAACCCAACTTGTTTCAACTGGCTTAGGAACACCATCTACAAACTGTAGGACGCTTTGGGTATGAAGCGCTCTTGAGCCCAGATACATCTCTGTTCTGAGTCGGGCATGGGCATAGTCGGTGAGCTTTTTGATATTGTTACTTTTGTCATCAGACATGGTAGCATTCTTTCTGGTAAATACAAGTGTATCAATTACTTAGCGTTGTGACACCATGTTTTCTGACTTCTTGCTTCAAGCTCAATCAATCCATGGTTACAGGTATAGTTATCATATGGTCCAATACGTGAACATGGTTACCAAAGTCAAAATTGAATGCCCGATCCACGGAGAGTTCGATCAATATCCATTTCATCATGTAAAAGGGGCTGGCTGTAAGAAATGTGGCATACTTCAGAGGATCGCTAAACAAAAGATTTCAAATGATGAGCTTGAAAGACGTAGACTAGAGCACGAATCTAAGAAATCTGTCGCCAAAACTGAACTATTATCTGTAAGGGCTCTATCTTTTATAGAACGAGCATCAAAGGTTCATAATAATCATTACGACTATTCGTTGGTTGACTACCAATCTCTACAGACTCCAGTGGAAATCATCTGTCCTAACCATGGGACATTTAATCAAAGACCAGCCAATCACTATCGAGGGCAAGGATGCCCTCGATGCGTAGGCCATGTTAGTCGCATGGAAATTGAATGGCTTGACAGTCTAGGAATCAAGGATCGTCAAGTTTGCCATTTCGTAAATGGAAAGAAGTTCATCTTCGATGGATATGACTCAGAGACTAATACGGTCTACCTATTTCATGGCGACTACTGGCACGGCAACCCGAAAATATACGAAGCTTCGAAAATACATCCTGTTATCAAGAAGACATTTGGAGAGTTGTATATCAAGACTTTAGAAGAGGAACACCTTCTAAAGAAATCAGGTTATAAAATAGTATCTATATGGGAAACAGATTTCAAAGCCAAGCTGATAAAGTGAGTTTGAACATCATTGCTTCGCGTGCATCCTCAAATAAAACCAGTGCCTCTTTATCGTAATAGGGCATGTGAGGTCTAAAGCTATATTCATGCTTACAGTTTTGTTTCAGCCATTTCGCCAAACCCTCAGGTAGTTTGTATTTTGGTTGGTCGAAAAGGCCTCGGTTTTTAGGTGGTCGAATACCCTTGAACAATAAATCTACTGAACTTAGCATCATTACCTTCCAAGGTGAATAGGTTCCATTCTCAACCAATGTATCGCTTATATCTACAACATATCGACCATCTATTAATTGAAAACTACGTTTCTTAATGTTATTGGACATCTCTTGCCTCTGCTTATGAATTCTTTTTACAGGTATAGAACCCTAGAAGTCTATTTCTACCAGGATACAGAACGATTTATCAAATCAAGGTTGACGTCTATCATT